GTGCGGATCGGCATTACCGGCCACATGAACCTCACCCCCGCGACATGCGAGCTGGTGCGGGTCGAGCTCGAGAAGCTCCTCGCCGGCCATGACCACCTGGTGGGGTACTCCTGTTTCGCCGAGGGCGCCGACAGCCTCTTCGCCCAAGCCGTGCTTGACGCTGGTGGTCGCCTGGTCGCGCTCCTCCCGGCCCCGGACTACCGCGACACCCGCGTCTCCGAGGCCCACCTGCCCGTGTTCGACGCGCTCGTTGACGCCGCCGACGAGGTCCGGTACGTCGCCGAGTCGTCCTCGATGGCCGCCTACGACGCCGCCAACGCCCAGATGCTCGACGAGGTCGATGCCATGATCGCGGTCTGGGACGGCCAGCCCTCACCGGAGTGGAAGACCGGCGGCACAGCGGACGCCGTCAAGGCCGCGAAGGAGCGGGGTGTGCCGGTGACGGTGGTCTGGCCCGAAGGCGCCGAGCGGTCGTAGACAGGGCGCAGGCACTGTCGGGCATCCGACAGACCCCTACCAACCAACCCCCACGGCGTTTAGCGTCCCCCTCGTCCCCTGACGGAGGGAGCCCCGTGCCCTCAATCGACACCCTCACCGCCGCGATCCGCGACGCCCTCGAACAGATCCGCGCAGCCGCAGTCAGTATCACCGCCTCGCGTACCACCGCCGGAGAGGTCCGCGACCGGTTCACGAGCCTCGGCGCCGAGGGGAAGGCCCGCGACACGGCCGCGATCGTGGACGCCATCGAGGAGCAGCAGGCGGCAGCCCAAACGGCAATCGGCCACGCCGAGACCGTGCTCGCGCAAGCCGAGGCACTCCGGGGTGGTGGAGGTGGCGGCGCTCCACCGGGGCCGCCTCCGGTGACGCCAGCGGCCGAGCCACTACGACGCGACCCCTCGACGATCCCCCCACGCGAAGGCATGGCCGGCATCCGCCCCTACGAGGAGGCCGGCACCGCCGAGGGCAACCTGTTCTTCGCCACGGGGCGGCAGAACGACCGGCCGTTGAAGGCGACACCAGGGGAGACGAAGTTCAAGCCCGGCGAGGTCAAACCCGAATGGCGGCACACCAAACCCGCTCAAGGACACATCGAGGGCAACGCCGCCGCCGACATGCTCCACACCGGGGAAACCAAGGCGAGCCTGTTCCTCAACGTCCAACCGTGCGACTATAAGGGGCAGGGATGCAAGGACAACACCGCGCACTATCTCAAACCGGGATCGGTCCTGGACATCAAGGTCTACGACAGCGAGAACCGGATCCGATACCGCAGGCGCATCACAGGCACCGGGGAGGCACTGACTGATGGTTAAGCAGGTGAGAGTCACCGGCGACCGGGAACGCAACGACGCGCTGATCGGTGAGTACGACACGGCCACCGACACCGGGGATGCGTTCACCGACTACATCCGGTCGCAGGGGTTCGCGCCGCCGGAGGTCGCCGCCGTCGAGAAGTGGGGCATCTGCGTCATCGGTGATGAAGACGGGGTGGAGTGGCTGGCGTGGGACGCGGTAGCGGTCATCTACGCCGAGGGTGCCGAGCGCTGGTGAGGTTAGGTGCTGCTAGCTGGGCGGTGTCACTCGTTCGGGTGAACATTTGAATTCGAACCCTTCCCGACTTGTCACACCCTAAATTAGGGTGTAGAGTGGAGTTCATCAGGTCAAGGGGAACAGCCCCGGACCACCGATCGAAAAAGGACTCGATCATGATCAACACTGAAGGCGACCAGATCACCGACTTCACCACCCTCAACCGCGAAGAGATCCGCGACGAGCTCACCGCCGCCATCGGCGACAACGAACTCCCCGAGACCGTCCGCGAGGCCCTGGTCCTCAAGCTCGAAGACCGCGACAACGTCACCCCCGACGAGTTCTGGGCCGTCGTCCAGGAGGTCTTCACCGCCCACGAGGCCTAACCGACCATAGCGAGGCCCCCGGGGAACCGGGGGCCTTCCGTTTGGAGACACCATGACCGACTACACCGACCCGCCCGGCATGCCCGAGAACGAGCGCATGATCGGGCTCGAATTCAAGGCCGTCCGCGAATGGCTCGGGGTCTCCGGGCCCTGGCTGGCCCGCTGCCTGAACGTGAACCCGCGCACGATCCGCGACTGGGAAGAGGGCCGCTCGAAGATCCCCGATCGTATCCGGCTCGAGATCGAACGGCTCGAGGAGGTCACCGCGCAGATCGTCGGTATGAACGTCGACGCGCTCATGGATGCCCCCGAGCCCGCCGTCGCCACCTACTACAGCGACGAGGACTACCACGCCGACCGTCCAGGAGAGGAGACCACCGCCAGGGTGCACGACGACGGGACCGTGGTGCGCTGGCCGGCCTCCTGGCATCGGCGGGTCCTCATGCGCGTGGCCCAAGAGGTGCCGGGCCTAGTCGTGGTTGAGGGGCGGCGCGCCCAGTGAGCGAGGGCCCGGTCTGTGCGGCCAAGCCCGAGCTGTGCGGGACGCTCTCGGGCTACCAGTCCGGGGGCCGGTGCTACCGGTGCCGGCGATCGAACGCCGAGAAAGGCGCCGCCGAGCGCGGCAAGCGGCTCACCCGCGAGCAGCGCGATGCGGTCATCGCGATCATCAACGGCGGCTGGTCATTCGATGCGGCCGTCGCCGAGGTCGGCGTGACGACACAGGCGGTCATGGCCGCCGCCCTGATCGACTCCGAGCTGCATTGTGCGCTGGAGGGCGCTCCGATCAGTGTGCAGCGGGCAGCGCGCGTCGGCGACTTCTTCGCCGCGTTGTGCCGCTCGGTGGGCAGTGAGGAGGACGCCCACGCCGACACCGGCATCTCACCGGGCGAGCTGCTGCATCTCTTCCATGAAGATGAGCGCCTGGAGGAGGCCAAGCGTCTGCTGTCCCTGTACCTGCGGGACATCGTCGAAGCTGAGGCGCGGCAGTACACTCACATCTCCGATCTGCTCGTCGACCGCGCCATCGAGCTGCTGGAGGGCGGTGCTTCCATCCAGGAGGCTCGGGAGCGGCTCGGGATATCTGAGGCGGGGATCTATCGGAAGGCTGAGCGGCATCCTGAGTTGGCCGCGGCCATGGAGTGCGCGGCCGACCGGTATCGCCGGCGTGGGTTCGATGCGGTCTTGTTCGATGAGATCGCGGCCATGATCGAGGGTGGTATGTCCATAGTCGCGGCGGCGAGGCGCGCCGGCGTGTCCTCCAAGACGCTCCGGAAGTACCGGTCCGAGCACCCGGTGTTGGACCAGGCGATGACGGTGGCGGCGGCGCGCCATGGCCGTTAGGGAGATTCATCCGTTCGGGTGACCCCTTCGACTTGCTACACCCTAATTTAGGGTGTAACATTGGGGTATGAGGCAAGGGGACCAGCCCCGGCCACTCCGTAAAGGACTCGGACCCATGAGCTACCAGACTTGGAAGACCACCTCCACCGCCTACCAGGCGTACCAGGCCGCCTCCCAGCGCTGCGCCGAAGCGTTCGCCCCCAAGGCCGACCGCACCGAGGAATTCCTCACCATCTTCATCGACTACTCGCTCGCGCTCGAAGACCGCCCCGCGAAATACGCCAAGCCCGGCCTGAAAGCCCTGGTGCAGCGCCTCAAGGCCCGCGACACGATGGCGATCGCCGGCATCGACCCCTCCGAGGTCCACCTGACCGACGCCGAGTGGGACAAGCACACCGCCCAGCTCGGCCTGGTCGCCTCCTGCGTCGGCTACTGACCCACCACCCCCGGCCAGAACACCACGGGCGGCCCGGATCACCTCCACAGCATCCCCGGACCGCCCACTCCCATCCGCTAGAACAGGAGAACCCCATGGTAGCCACGACCAAGGCCCCCACCGACAAGCGCACCGCCCTCGCCTGGGCCCGCCGCCACCTCGCCTGCCAACTCCGCCCCCGCGTCGACGCCGCCCAGGCCCGCCACACGACCCGAGCTGTCTGCCGGCACGAGCGCGACGTCCGCAACATCGCCCGCGGCTACCTCGACGACCACTTCATCGACGCGTTCCCCGAGATCGTGCAGGACGGCGACTGGCCGCGCACCGCCGCCCAGCTGGTCTCCTACGCGAACGACTTCTTCGCCGGGCTCCGCAAGGGTAGTGCCGCGGTGTTCGAGTTCTACACCTGCGACACCTGCTACAACCGCTAGCCACTCCGGCCCCGGCTCCGGCCGGGGGCACCACACCAGAAAGGACACCGACATGACCGTCAAAACCACCGCCTGGGCCGAAATGTTCCCCGCGAACTACCGGCTCGTGACCGTCGCCCGCGACGGCGGGCGCACCATCATCGGCAACCGAGCCGCCATCTGGAACGCCGACGCCCTGCGCCCGTACGTCCCCACCATCCCCGGCGACGGGTACTACGAGCTCCGCGGCCGCAAATTCACCGAGACCGACGCGTCCGGGATGCCGACCGGCCAGGCCCTGTACGACGCGCTCGCCGAGGCCGAAGGCCGCGACGACGCCCCGGTCACGATCACCGGCTGGGGCTACCGGGGAGACCGGGTCCTCATCACTCCGGCCGGGCAGATCCGGAGCATCCCCGAGGGCGTCGCCGACCTCGCCATCGGGCTCCTCGACCTCCGGTCCGCCACCGACCCGGACGGGCCGCTGGCCGCCTACCGGTACACCGACGACGGTCAGCGGCTCGTCGGCCTGATCCAGGGCTACAGCGGCTACCGGGACGACCCGATCATGGCCGCGATCGCTGCTTGCGGCGACTACTACGCCGCTACCTGAGCCGACACCCGGCCCCGCCTCCCCGCCGGGGATAGTCCGGCCGCGTAGGCTGACCACGGCTGGTCTCCTGGTTGTCGCAGGCCGGCCAGCCACAGGCCCCGCTCCGGCGGGGCCTTTCGCGTGTCCGGAACCCGACGGAGAAGAACCCGTGCAGCCCCACCCCTAGCGATGTCTCACAGTGAGACATACTATAGGGACAGTACGACTCCCAGAAACGACGAAAGCCCCGGCGGGCCGCTACCCGACGAGGCTCTCTAGCCACCGAATGGACTGGACCAGACGATGGATGCCACCACTGTACAAGCGCCCCCGGGACAACGTCAGCCCCACGAGGCCGAGTCGAAGGCCGCCGCGAAGGTCACCCGGAGGACCGGCGCGGCCGAGGCGCGCATCGCCGAGCGTGATGCCGAGTCCGCCCGGCGGCTCCGTGAACGTGAGTCCGCGATCGAGTTGCGCCACCGTGAGGCCGAGATCGAGCGCATCGAGCGCGAAGCCAAGGCCGCGGACCGCGAGGCTAAGCGTGCCCGCCGTGCTGAGCGGCGCCGCGCCCGCCGTCAGGCGCGGACCGAGCGCGCCAGGGCCGCCGCGACGCGCGTCTACGTGTTCGTCGCCGGGAACGCCCCGGCGGTCTACTCATCCGGGATTTACGCCATGGCCCTGTATGTGGCCGTGTACGGGCAGATCAGCATGGCGACCGAGCGCGGCTGGCCCATCATCTTCGGGATCGGCATGGCCGTGTTCCTGGAGGGCCTGGCGCTGTCGATGGCGCTTACCGCGCACCAGTTGCGGCTGAAGGGCGAGCGCGCCCTGGTTCCCGCGGCGATGACGTGGATCGCCGCAGGGTTCGCCTCCGCGATCAACTTCGTCGCACACCGCGACGACCTGGTCATGGCCTCAGTCCTCGGCGCGTCCTCTCTCGCGGCGATCATCGTGTGGGAGGTCCGCTCCGGCGCCAAGCACCGCGACGCGCTCCGCAAACTCGGACTCATCCCGGACCCGCCGGAGCGGTTCGGGGTGCGCCGGTGGATCCGCTACCCCCGGTCGACATGGCGGGCCTGGTCCCTCGACGTCAGGGACCGTGTCGGCTCTGGTGCCGCCAGGCTCCTGGCAAGGACCGAGGTTGCCGCCATGCGCAGCTCGGCGATGGCCTCCGCGAAGGCGGCACAGGCCGCCCTGGAGTCCGCCCTTGACAGTGCCCAGTTGGCCGCCTGGGAAGCCGAGCGCGCCCAGGCTGCTGCCGCCAATGCGGTGAAGGCCGCGAAGCGTCCTGTCCGGCGGTTCCGCCTCTCGTTCCGGCGCAAACCTGCCGAGCCGCCTCCTGCCGCCAAGCCGCGTCCGGCGTCCAAGCCCGCCCCAGCGATCGAGTCCGCGCCGAAGGCGCGTCCGTCCAAGCAGGCGCCCGCGAAGCCCTCGCCCGCCAAGCCGCGCCCGTCCGGGGACTTCACCGCCGTTGAGGAAGCAATCGTCCAGCTGTGGTCGGACACCGGGAAGCGTCCGGGCGCCCGCGCCATCGAGGCGGCTGTGAGCGGTGTCCGGAAGAAGTCCGCGATCCACTCGTGGATGCAGTCCAACCCTGAACGCGTCGACGAACTGTCCGCCCGCGCTGAGGCCATCCGCGCCGGACGGGAGGTGTCCTCATGACCGCGCCAGTCCGCACGCCGCGGCCCGTTGCCCACCCGAGTCGAGTGCCCTTGATCGTGTTCGGGGTCGCGGTTCCCGTTGCCGGGTTCGCGGGCCTGATCTTCGCCTTCGTCGACGCGGCGGTGGCCGCGCTGCCGACCGTCGTGCTCGTCGGGGCGCTGCTGCTCCGAGGGGCCGTGTGGGTGCGGGCCGCCGTGGGGAGGCGGACCCAGTGACCTGCATCCGAACGAACGAACACGCCGAACGTGGGGGACCTGCTCGTGTTCGTGCAGGCCAGACCCCCTACCAGGCGTTCGTTCGTTCGCTCAAGACCCAAGGAGAAGAACCCCATGTCTGACCTGTTCGACGGCGTCAAGCCGCCCAAGGAGACCAAGGAGCGCGCTGAGGAGCCGCCAGCGCGCGAGACCGCCGCCACCGACAAGAAGCAGGGCGGTGTGCCTGCGTCGCGCCTGTGGGGGTGGGCGGTGCCGCTGCTGGCCGTCGTGCTGGTGATCGTGCTGTGGTCGATCTCAGTGTGGCTGCTGATCGCCACCGCGATCGCTGCTGTCGCTGGGCTCGTCATCATGGCGGTCGCCAGATGGTGGCAGCGGCGGAGCGGACGCACCACCCGGACCACTCGCACGTGGACGACTGGCCCGACCGGACGCACCGGAGTCGCGCGCGGGCTCGGTCTCGGCGGACGGTCCAAGCGCGGCGGACGCGGGCACGACTCCGGGAGCGGACGCGGATCGCGGTGGAATCCGATCGGACGACTCAGAGGCTCCGGACGGTCCGCCAAGGGATCGGCGCAGACGAGCGGACAGGCCGCCGGATCGGGCGGCCACACCGGACGCCCCACCGGGCGACTCCGGTCATGGCTCGGCACCGGACGCCGGAGCGCTAACCACGCGGGCGGCAGCTCCGGCGGGCGCGGCTCGTCCGGACGGTCACGCGGACGACGCGCCACATCGGGCACGGGCGGATCCCACGGGAGCCGCGCCGGGTCGAAGTCGGCCGCGCCGTCGGGTGCCGTCGGCGCCAGGTGGTCACGCAGCCGCGCCAACCCGTCGACATGGGTCGGGCCGCGCCGTGCCGCGGCGAAGGCCGAGCGGGAGGCGTGGCGGAAGCGCAGGAGCGAGAAGAAGGACTCGGGCAAGAAGCCGTCCAGCGACAAGAAGGCCGACGAGAAGGCCGACGGTAAGCCCACGGCTGAGGGCGGTAGGCGCCGCTGGCGGTGGTTGCGACGCAAGAAGTCCGACGACACCAAGACCGACGAGAAGAGCGACGACACCAAGGGCGAGAAGTCCAAGCAGGACAAGAAGAAGGAGAACAGCGCGAAGAAGCCCGACAAGCCGAAGGCCAAGACCGAGAAGAAGCCGGAGCCCGCTCCCGCCGATGACTTCGAGTTCGACGACGCCGGATTCCCGATCGCGCCGGACCCGAACTGGAAGCCAGCGCCGCGGCCCGCGCCGAAGCTCTTGAACGTCGACGACGGCGGGTTCATCTCGCCGCCCGCACCGAAGCAACCGAAACCCAAGGCGCCCAAGCCAACAACCGTAAGGAGAACCATGTCCGACCGCACCGATAACCCGTACGCCCACATGATCGACGCCTCGTCGACCGAGACGTTCCGCGCCTCAACCCGCGACGCCGCACAGAAGCTGCGCGCCGAAGCCACCACGAAAGAAGAGGAAGCCTCTGCCCTGCGCGCCCATGCCAACGAATGGCAGCAGAAGGGCAACGACGCCGCCGCCGAGCCGCTCCTGGCCGAGGCCGCCCGCCTGGAGGAGACCGCCGAGCAGCGCCGCCAGGCCGCCGCTGCCTACGAGTCGGTCTAACCCACTGCCCGGCGGCCGACTGGCCGCCGGGCTACGAGATTGGAGATGGCAGTGATCGAGTGGAAGACGTTCTGGGTCGGCGCGGCCACGGCCGTGTCGCTGGCACTGGCCGTCATAGGGGCGACCGGGCTGCTCTGGATGCCGCTCGCGGTCGCGCTCGCGTCCGCGCTCGCGGTGGTGACGGTACTGATCAGTCACGCCATCATCGACGCGTGCGCGATGTGGCGGGGTACCGCTGAATGGCAGCGCAGGCAGGTGTGGATCGGGACGAGCGCCTCGGCGATCGCGTATGCGGCGTGGACGATCACCGCCGTGCTCCTGCCGCTGTCGTGGACGTCCGGCATCATCATGGTGATAGCGCTCGGGCTGCTGTCCGTCGGCGTGTACTGGTCCGCTCGTGGCCTGGAGTGGCGGCTCACCACCGCCCCGCCCAAGCCCCACGCCGAGACCGAGGACGACGACGCGCTGCTCGGCACCAAGGAGAAGGTCCTCAAGGCCGCGTTGAAGCGCGCCGGGCTCGGGTTCGTGCGGGTCCTGCCCGGAGCCGAACCGCTCCGGTCCGATGCGGGCTGGCAGTTCCGCGTCCGCACCCAGTCCAAGACCGTCCTTGCGAAGGGCGAGCGGGCCGGCGCCCAGGCTGAGCTGACGCAGAAGCATATGGAGCCGCTCGCGATCGCCCTGGCGGAGATCACCGGCCGCAGCGTCGAGTCCGACTGGGTCCGCCTCCGGAAAGAGCGCGCCGCTGGGGCCTACTCGATCACCGTCACCAACCGGGACCTCATGGCCGAAGTCATCCTCTACGTCGACGACCCCACGCCCACGAGCATCACCGTCCCCGCGTTGGTCGGTGTCGAGATCGACGGCCGCGAGCACCGCGAACGGCTCGACCAGCACACCAGGGACATCGGATCCTCCACGTCCGGGAAATCCTCCCTGATCAACCTCAAGCTCGCGCACGCCACCCGCTGCACCGACGCGATCGTGTGGATCGGTGGCGTCCAGAAGCTCTACGACCTCGTGGGTCCGTGGCTGGAGCCGTACTACAACACCGGTCTCCGGCCGCCGATCGACTGGGTCGCGCACGGCCAGACCGACACGCTCGCGATGATGGCCGCGGCCATGGGAGTAGCACGGTGGCGCCAGCGCCAGCCTATGTCCCGCAGGCAGTGGCGCAAGATCATCGTGTTCCTCGACGAGTTCTCGTTCGTCGCCCAATCCCGGCAGCAGATCGGGTTCGCGGGGGAGTGGGTGACCGCCTCCCAGCTGGCGTCGATGAAGCTGCGCGGTGCCGCCTCCGGCGATGTCAACGTCCACCTCGCCACCCAGCGTTCGACCGTCGACCATTTCGGCGACCGCGGCGGCGATGTCGTTGCGAACATCGCGGTGAACAACGCGTTCCGGTCGAAGGACTGGGCTGAGACCGGGAGGCTCACGAACGACTACAAGCTCCCCGTCCCCAACCACCGGGGCGAGTTCTACCTGCTGTCCGAGGCCGACCCGATCCACCTGAAAGCGCCGTACATCCAGACCACCGACCCGTCGAAGCCCAGGCTGCATGATGGGGCGACGATCGCCGATGTCTCGTGGGCCAGGCGGCATCTCGTCCAGGGTGGCCTCACCGAGGCCGAGGGTCTGGCCGCGGCGGGCGCTGCCTACGCGAACCGGCATCAGCTCGTCGACGACCGGATGATGACCTACCTGACCCATGGCGACGACACCAGCGAAGTCCCTGATGAGGGCGGGGAGGTGTATGACGCGGTCCGGTCCCAGCTCGAAGCGATCGCCAAGGCGAACGGCCTCGACCTGAGCAATGGCCCGTCTGAGGGACGCCGCCCCGAGGCGATCACCGCCATACTGGAGCAGTCCAGCAGCCCGGAGGGGATGACCGCCGCCGACATCGCCGAAGCCCTCGCAGGCACCGGGGACCAGGCCGACCCGGGCGTGATCGCCCCGACCCTCTCCCGCATGCACAGCCAAGGCCGCATCCGGCGGGTATCGCCGGGCCGGTACACCACCCGAGAGGACTCGTAATGTCCCGCTACACCGAGCTCACCGCCCGCGCCGAAACCCACCTGAAAACTGCTGAGGCTGGCGCGGATGACCCGCGCGTGGCGGCGCTGTGCGCGCTCGCCACCGCCGTCCTCGCCGGGAGGCCCACGATCCGGGTGGAGCTGGACCTCGACGACACCGACACGAGCCCCGCTGGCATCGCTGCTCGGGCGGTCGCCTCCGCGTTCGAGGCCGCCGCCGAGCCGGTGGATGACCTGGAGGTCGACGACTGCGGTTTCCCCTCACACGCCTCAGCGCTATCGTGACCCCACACACCTACATGGGAAGGGCCCGCAGTGCAGCACCCGTCGGAGATGAACCGGGCTGGGCTGCTCTGCCTGCGTCGATCCCTCGGTCTCACCGTGACCAGCCTCGCCGCGGCGATCGGGGTCACCCGGCGGACGGTCACCAGATGGGAAGCGGGGGAGCCGATCTACCGCCTGAACGCTGAGGCGCTCGCCGACCTCGTCGCCTACACCGACCAGACGGTAGCGGACCTCGCCGCCGTCCACGGCCCGGAGAACCCGATCGTCACCTACCTGACCGACGAGTCGTATCGGGCGTCCCGGCCGGAGCGGGTGGTGTCGGCGGAGTGGCATCAACTGGTCGCGTGGCGGGCCGCCGAGGAGTGCGGGGCCAGGATCATCTACCCCGAGACATGACGAACGAGGCCGTGCCGCGCGGGCGCTGCGATCGTTACACCAGCATGACCGACAACGCCCCCATGCCGCCCCCCGCCGAGCTTCAGGCCCGCTTCGAGATCCCGATCCCCTACCCCGGGTCCGAGAACTGCCGCATCTGCGGTAGCACCGGGTACCTCTCCTGGACCGACCCGATCGGCCTCGCCGAGCGGATCGGTCCTGACACCGAGGAAGATGAGCTGGTGCCGTGCGGGGCATGCCAGGACGTTCCGGGTATGGAGTCGGCGCTGCCTGACCCGCTGCCGTAGACGACGAAACGGCCCCGCCTCCGAAGAGACAGGGCCTTCTTACTGGCGTCAGTACAAAGCCAGGTCAGGGACGGTTATCGGGCGGCCCGTGCGTCGGGCGCCGCCGATCCGGGCTGATCCACTCGCCCTCGACCAACAGCTCATAGATCGCCCGCACCCCCTTCCGGGTGACCTTCAGCGCCTTCTTGTGCTGTCCGATCGTGGACACCCAGTCCCATTCGACGCAGAACCAGTCCTCGAAGCCGGCACGGTACTGGAGTTCATCGGCGTACAGCACCGCCTCGTCGCGGAGGATCGTGATCAGGCGGTGCCTGGTCAGCTTCAGATTCTTCGCGAGGTCGTTGAGGTAGATCGTGTCCTCCGAGCCGAGGAACTGGTCAGCGACTGCGGCCTTCGGCTCCAGGACAGCCACCTGAGCCTCAAGCTGCTGCTTGGACTCCAGTGCTGCGAGGTAGCGGCGGGCCACCTCGATCTCCGTCAGATTGGTTCGTACCTCGGCTTCGCGGGTCTTGACCGCGAAGTAGATGCGGGCCTCGGCGACGGCGCGCTTGGTGTCGTCGCCGGCCATCGCAGTGAGGTAGGCGGCGAACCGGGTGAGGCGATAGTCATCGATCTGCTGGTTACCCCAGCGCCCTCCGTCACTTCGGCACTTGCCGAAGTGACGATCGGCCTGCTCGGGGCCTTCGACGAGGCGCAGGGAATCCTTGGCTTTCTCGATGACGGTCGCGAAGTCCTCCCAGCGGGAGTACTCCATGAGCGGCTGGAGGGACCGGCCGGTCCAGTTCTCGTTGCCATGCTCGTCGGTGTGTTTGACCTGGTCGAACGGCGAGCTGTTATCACCGTGATACGGCTCCTCGCGCGAAACGATGGTATGGTTCAAGACATCTCCTGAACTAGTAATTTCCTAAGCAATCGGAGATCTCTGCCCGTCGTCGAGTGACCGCTCGCGGCGGGCTTCTCCGTCTCTGGGGGCCTGGCCTCGCCAGGTGGGGTGTGGGTCGTGGTGTTTCCCCTTCGCTTCCCCTCGGATGGATTTCTCCGGCCCGCCGGGGAAACGGACGGGCCGGAGACTCATCGCCCGGAAGCTACCCCGGACGGTTGCGGGCGGCAGTTGCGCAACGCGGCCCGCGCGGATAAGAGTACCACCGAGCGGCGTATATAGTGACGCGTCATGTTGAGCTGTCACGGCCTCGTACGAACGGAGGATAAATGTCTCTCGAGTGGGACATCGGACGATGCTCGTGCATTAAGGATGGACTCCCGTCGGAATGTCACACCGGTGTGACACCCCAGCGCAACGCCGGTGTTGCACACAAGCAAATGTATTACCTACACAAACCCTGATTGAGCTGGGAATTTCTTCCAGGGAATATGCATACACGCAAGTAATGGTGTTGCATGCACGTAGGGAATTGGCGGGAAACCTCGGGAATCTCCGGGATACTAGTGGGCATATAAGTGCGTGCAACGGCGCGCAAGAGCGCAGAAAAGCGCCCGGCCGCCACCCCCTGTGAGGGAGCAGCGACCGGGCTCGTCCGCGATGGTCGCCCGCGGCGGCGAGTGCTACTCGGCCTTGGTGTCGCCGCGCTGCTTGAACGTCTTCACCGCAGCCATCAGCGTCGCCAGCGCGACCAGCGACTGGGCGACCGCCTCAGCGTAAGCAGACTGCTCGTCAGCGGACACGTAGCCCAGCACCGACAGCAGCGCCAGGACCGCGGTAGCGACGCCGTACAGCGCAGCTCGGGTGGTATCGGACATCTCATTCTCCTTCTTGGACGACGCATCCGACGATTTCGGTCGGCGCGCCTACGGTCAATACGGTCAGGGCCTCAGCGGATGTCCCGGCCGGGCATTGCGGGAGCGGGTGCTCCTCGATGTAGGTCTCGACCGCCGCGGCTACTTCTTCGGGAGTTGGTGGCCGGCCGTCCTCCCCATCGGCGCCGTCCTCACCCGGTGGACCGGGCGGACCCTGCGCGCCGTCCACACCATCGGAGGGGGCGTGGACGGTCAGGTAGTCCTCGACAGCGGCAGCGATCTGCCCCGCCGTAGGGGGCGGGCCGGGCTCGCCCTGCTCCGGTGGGTGCTCGGCGAGATAGTTGGTGACGGCGGCGGCGATTGCAGCGGGCGAGGGTGTCTCGCCGTCCTCGACCGGGTGCTGCTCGAAATACTCCGCGACCGCGGCAGCCACCGCTTCGTCGGTCGGCGGCGGGCCAGGAGGACCGGGCGGGCCCTCCGCGTCCGGGTCCTCGATCAACTCGTCAGGGTCCGGCGCGACCGGCGTCTCACCCCGGTCCTCGGTCGCCTGCTGCTCCGCCTCCAGGGCGGCAGCGAGGGCCTCGATCCGGTCGGCCTGCTGCTGCACCTGCGTCAGCGTCCACGCCAGCAAGATCGCGATCACGACCGCGATACCGACCCACGCCCAGTCCCCGAGGCGGCGTTTCGCGAGCTTGCTCATGTCACCGCCAGGATGATCATCACCGTCATCGACACCAGAGGGATCACCACAGCGGACACCATCCACCGGCGGGTCGCGGTCTGGCGTGTCTCAGCGAGTTCCGCTTCGCGCTCCAGCGACTCGACCCGGCGGGTGAGCGCCTCATGCCGCGCGGTGTACACCTCACGCGGCAAGAGCTTCCCCAGCTCGCCCTTGATCTCCCCGAGGTCGTCCTTGATGTCGTCACGGAGCTGCCGGATCTCGCGGCCGATCGCCTCATCCGTCACGCCACATCCCTCGACTACTCGCCGGACCCGTCGAGCCCGCCGAGGACCTCCCGCAGCGCTTCGGCGACCGCGGCGGTGTCCAGGTCGTGGTCGATCGCGGCAGCGACCGCCTCGGCGATCTGGGAGACCGGCGGGATTGCGGCACGGACACCGTCGGCGACCGCGGCGGCGATAGCCTCCTCGGTCAGCCCCGATTGGCCCGCGGCGATCGCCTGGAGCAGCGCGGTCTGCTTCGCCTGCTCGGCGACAACGGTCTGCCCGTACTTCAGCGTGTAGTAATGGCCCGACGCGAGCACGAAACTCGCCGGCCACTCCTTACCTGAATAGCTGACGCCCTGGCCCGTGACCAGGGGAATCTTTTCATCCCAGCTCATATCGTCCTCCAGTAGGTCAGCCAGGGCCCGCGCCGAAGCCGGGCCGTAAATCGAGTCTCGGGTGATGCCCGCGCGCTCTTGCAGTACCCGGACCGCCGCAGCCGTTGCGGGGCCGAAGTCGCCGTCAGTGGTGAGGCCAGCGCCGATCGCCTCATTCAGCGCGCGTTGCAGCGCCGCCACGTCCGGCCCGGAGTCGCCCTCGCGGAGCGTCGGAGTCGGGACGTTGGAAACCGATGAGCCGCCCTTGCGCGCGATCCACGCTTCCCACGATTCGCCAGACAGGACCGACACGATGCCCTCGAGCGCAGCCCAGTCCGCAGCGAATGCACGCAGAATGCTCAGGTGGACGTGCCATAGGTGGGACGAATCCCGGCCCCAGTCCTCCTCGCCGCGGCCCTCACCGAGCCCGGCGTTCCCCCCGATGAGGCAGAACACCCGCCTGCCGTTGAGCGTGCCGATGAACTCCCGCAGACACCGGAGTCGGTCATCCCGCGCATCGAGCGCGGACCGGCGCAGGTAGGCGGTGCGTTTCTTCATCTCCGTGGTGGACATGGTCAGGTCGATCGCCGCGGCGAGCGTCGCCGACCCCTGCTTGTCCATCGACAGGCGAATCGAGTAGTCGCCAGGCCAGGAGGCCTGGTTGTTTCGGCGGGTGTTGTGGTAGCCGCGTTTCCGGGCGAAGATCCCGCCGAGCCGGACACCAGGGATCGTCTGCTTGGCGCCGAGCCAGACCCGCTCGATCGCGGGGGAGATGTAGGACGAGCCCATCGCCATCAGTCCAGCCCCTTCGGGTTGGGTCCTTCGCAGCGCAACTGCTCGAACTCGTCGTCATCGAGGACTTCGACGCGCCCGTCCGGGCATCGGACCTCCCAGCAGTTCCCCTCGCCATCAGGCGTGGTCTGGCGGACCTCGAGGCCTCGCTCGGCGTCGAGCAGGTGCCAGTCGTGTACTTCGGCCACGATGTCTCCTCTCGTCAGAGCACGGCTATTCCGGGATGCAGCGGCCCGTGATCCAGATGTTCGAGGATGCGCTGTAGTCGGTGGTCGGGTCCCACGTGTCGGCCGCCGTCCCGGAGTCCGAGCTGTCGTTGATCGACCCGTAAATGAGCAGGTAGGAGAGCCCAACGGACGCACCGAAAGAAGCCCCGTAGACCCGCGCGTAGGTGTCGTCGGGGGCGACGATGGCGCTGGTGATCTCGGCGCATTCGGGGTAGTGGACCTGGACGTAGGTGGAGGTGACGGTCCCGATGGTGATGTCGTCCGGGGTGTGCCCGGCGTCGTCGAGGACGTACCAGCCGCTCCCCGTGTTCCGGACGGTCCCACCGAAGTCCTGGTAGACCGTCGAATCGTTGGTGGTGTACGTCGATCCCGCGACCGGTGTGGGGCCGGCGCGGAAGACGAGCAGGAGCGCGGCGAGCGCGACGACGAGAAGGGTCGCGCCGATTACTTGGGCGCGGCGCACCCCAGTGGTGTTGGTGGACATGGTGAATCCCCTCAGAGCGTGGGTTCAACGAAAATGGTGGTGGTGTGCCAGGTGCCGGTGCCGGAGGTGACCCGGACGACGGCCCACGCCGTGTACGTGCTCCCCGAGGTCAGACCCGAGACGAGCGTCATCCGCCCCGCGCCGCCCTGGATGCCGGTGGTGCCGACCGTCCGGTAGGCGGTGAGGTCGAGATCGTCGTACACGAGCGTCCCGCCCGTGGTGGTGCCCTGCCGGACCTGGAACGAGCACAACGTGATCCCGGCGCCGGAGGTGTTCTGCTGGTGCGCGTACACCTGCACTTTCACCCGCCCGGACGGTGGGGCGGTGAACGTCTGCCCGCAGGTCGTGGACCCGAACTGGTAGGTGGTGGAGGCGGTGTCGATGTCGACGGTCCGGACCGCTTCCATCGGCACCAGATTGAGGTCTTCGGCGTAGAGTTTCTGCCCGGCGAGGTGCGGCATGGTCAATCTCCCATCGCGAGGATCATCGGGTGCGCCAACGCGACCGCAGTCCCGGACGGATGGCTCTTGGCGATGCCGTTGACGGACCTGGTCACGGTGAACGTCTGCGGGGACGAAGCACCGGAGATCGATGTGGCGGTGACGACCTCACCGCCGATAGCGAGGTCGATCGTCTCCAGGGATGCGATCGCGGCGGACCCGTGCACCGTCCACACCCGCCCGTCCTCATCGGTGAACGACGTCGCGCCGATGGCTTGCGCGTTGGGTCGGACATCCGCGATCAACGTGCCGTCCGAGTAAACCCGGACGGCCCGCACGGTCCCGGCGAGCGGGTCCGCGGTACCGCCGGAGTGGGCGCCGATCTCCAGCGCTGCCGTCCCGGCATCCACGGAGGTGACTCCGGCGATCACCTGCGTATCGAATACGGTCCAGTCGTCGGCGTCGCTTTCCCGGTACGAGAACACGACCGTATGGTCTGATCCGGAGTCGACGTCGAGACTGACCCGCACACCCGCCGCGCGGGCCGGGACCGGCGTCGCCGAGGAGATGATGGACCGGCCAGCGCTGGTGCCGTCCGTCGACCACACCGCCTGAAGCGCCCCGGCCCCGGAGATCCACATCCCGTAGGACCGGTTGTTCCCGGTCCCGAGGTATTTGGAGACGATCGCCTGCGTCGCACCAGAAGACCAGTCGGTGACATCGAGGTCGGCTTCGAGGGTGAAGTTTCCGGTGATGTCCAGGCCAGAGTCGATCACGACACCCGACACCACCAAGACGGTGAGGAAGTGGTCGATGTTGGCCGTTACCGCGTCGACCGTGACCGTCTGCACCCCAGGTGTGGTCACCTGCCGGGCCCACACTGCGGTCCGTGTCGAGGAGGCCTGCGCGGTCGAGTCAGCGATGAGGTCCCAGGACCCGTCGGGCGGGCCCATCGCATCGGGGCCGTCCCACCCCGCAGCGTGCACCGCGATCACCCACCAGCCGGTCTCGGCCGCGGCCGTGCCCACCGAGATGCCGGCGTTGACCGCGGTGTCCCAGACCGTGTCCTCCACGGTGGCGCCGGGGAGGACGACCGATGCGGCCGACCAGTCGTGCGCCCCGCCCGCGGTGGCCGACCGGGTGCCGGTCGCCCCGGCTGTCACAGCCTCGATGGCGACCGTGGAGGGCCCGTAGAACGTGCCCTGCTGCTCCGCTACCTGGGTCATCGAACCGGGGATGGTGTAGGTGCCGTCGGTGACCGAGCCGGTCCACGCGCACACCAGGAGCCCGGGGACGGTGGCGGTGACCGAGGGGGCGACGGCAGGGTCTGATCCGGCCGCGTCGAAGCCGGCGGCGGCGGTGATGTCCGATGCCACGGTGTGCGGGGTGGAGGCGTAGGACCCGGCGGTACCTGGCAGGACCAGCCCGGACAGGTCCGACACCCAGATCGGCCCCTGCGTGGTCGCTACGACCATGGTGGTGCCGTCGGCGTCGACGGAGGAGGCGAGCTCGGATCCGGCCGTGTCCAGCCGGGACCGGCCGTTGTCGATAGTGCCGGTGCCGCCCTCGAACTGGATATCGTCCACATAGACTCTGTCGCCGAACAGGGCCCTGGAGGAGTTCTTGATGTACCGGAACGTGACCGTCCCACCAGGGGTGACGTCGATGTAGCCGGATTGGATCCAGCCCGACACCCCGGAGTCCTCGAGCCGCGTGACGCCGCCGACGATCACCCGGAAGAAGTCGAACCCGCCATCACAGCTCACCCTGTACCAGAACTTGACCCTGGTGCATCCCGCTGGGACAGTGACGATCGCGTCCGAGGACTCGGAGTCCGCGATCACACCCGACCGCCACGACCACGACCCCCGATGCGCATCATCCTGGGTGCGGGTCCACGCCGCATTCCCGCCATCGGTGACGGTGAACGCCAACGTCGAATCCTCGAAACCCTCTGAGACGGTGGTCAGCGTCCCGGGGAGCTGACCCATCTGGTACGGCCGGGCCGGCGCACAGTTCAGGCGGACTTTCCAGTCCACTCCGTCGAGGATCTCGCTGTAGCCGATGATGATCAGGTCCAGCTCATCCGGTGGATGCCCTGGCGGCGGATGGTCGATGGTGATCCTGGATCCGACGCCGCACGCCACCCACGCGGGGATGAGTTCAGGGCGGGACCCGAGGTCGAGTTCGATGACGGGGTACCGGTACTCGTCGACGGTGCCCATGTGGACGCCCCAGGACGCGTGATGCCACGTCGCCCCATCCGAGGCGAGATCCAAAGTTATTGATCTGGGGTAGGGGACTTCCCCTTCGGGGACCGCGGTGTACCGGGACGACGACCCGCCCGAGCGGGAGACGGTCATGTCGGTGACCGTGAACTGGTCCCCGTCCTCCACCTCGAAGTCCGAGGTGATGTCGCCTTCGTCGATGTCGAGGATCATCGCGGGGGTGTCGACGGCCCGCTCGTACAGCGCTGATCTCGCGAGATACGCGATCCCGCCAGTAGCGGGGTCCTCATATAGGAGGCCCTCGTCGGCGCTGGCGGCGGCTTCGAGGAGCGCCCCGATCGATGCGGGCTCCTGCGGGCCCATTTTTGTGGAGGCGGGGAGATTCCCCACCACGACACCTTCGATGACCTCGCAGGGGATGCTTTCCTCGGCGCAGACTCTCCGGATCCTGTCGCCGGCGGTCTCACCGGCGTAGCCCATGGCCGCGTCGTGATAGGAAGCGACTCTCCAGATGTCGTCGGTGCTGAGCACGAGGCCGACGTTGGTCCATACGGTGATGTGCCCGACCTGCATCGACTGGATGTCTGCGGAGTCGAAGATGTGGGGGTAGTAGATCCGGTCGACGCGGCCGACGCTTCGGCCGGTCCCGGTGACGCCGAGGGTGGCGCCGAGCCGCCCATCGATGAACACCGAGAATGTCACGTTGCCGGTGCCGCCGCTTGCGGCGACGGCGACGGTGTGCCAGTTGCCGATGAGGTTGAGCGTCCCCAGCAGCGTCGCAGTGTCGACCTCGGTCACCGTCGCGCCCGTGTCCGAATCGATCATGCGGACCCGGACGCTGTCGTCGGTGCCGATGACGACGTAGTAGACGCCCGTCCCCGTCAATTCGATGCGCGCGTACAGCCATTCGCCATCGGAGGAGTCGGAGTCGAGCTCGCCCTTCGCGGCGAGGGCAACGATCCATGCGGCGGCGGTGCCGCCGTTGATGCGGGCGCCGATCTGCGCGCCCTCCCCGAGCGACGGCAATGACCCGGACCCGGGCAGGTCGGAGGCCGACGCCCACGACACGTCCTCGGTTGACCCGTTCGCCCATGTCGGGTTTTGCCCCGGTATAGCCGAGGCGCCGGAGGTAGCACCAGAGCTGTCCTCCAGCGGCCAGTAGGCGCGGAGTTTCGTGGTGCCCAGCACGAACCGCTTCAGCGCGGAGTCGGTGATGTCGATCTGGTCCAGTCTGCGGAGGACCCCGCTGGCGGTGATCTCGACCCACTGGTCCCCGTACCCGCCCTCCCAGTTGGGTGGGAGTTCCGCGATGAACCCGCGGAACCTGACCGAGGGATCGATGACGCCATCAGAGGCGGTGACCCTGATCGGGGTGCCTTTCCGCAGCTGACCGTAGTACGGAGAGAGCGGGTTCCGGCGGACGAATCTGCCGTCGGTGTTGTCGACTGAGAGTGTCGCTTTCGCTGAGGACGCTTTCGTCTGCTCATCGGACTTGCCGACCCCGGTGATGTTGATGCGCGGCTCGACGAAATCGGTGATGTCCGTCCACACCCAGGTGGAGGGGTCGGCGGTGAGGTCGGCGTCGAGCGCCAACTCCACCGTCAAATCCAGCACATCCTGGGGGAAGACCATCAGCCCCTCCCGAACGCTTTCTCAACGGACCCGCCGCCCTCGACGCGGACGAGCTTCCTAAACCAGCGGTTGAACTCGCCGTCGGCGTTCGCGAAATCGATCACGACCCTCGCGGCCTCGTACGGCGAACCTGAGGATCCGCCGCTCGCCGACGAGGAGATGGGGATCGGGCGGGCGCTGCGCCACTGCTGCCCAGCCGGGACCACCTCAGCCCCGTACCACGACGCGGCCTCAGAGAGGATCGCCATCGACCGCGCGTGCTTGCCGCGCTTAGGGATGAACGCTTCGCCGCCCGTGCCGGGCTCCGCGAACGCGTACCGTGCAGGCGACATCGCCGAGAACACTTGTGCGTTCCGCAGTAGGCCCTCCCGGGCGTGGTACACCCCGCCCCACCGGTTCACCAGCTCCGACGCGCCCAGCCCGTGCTCCTGGTAGATGAACTGCTGCACCTGCCGGGTCGTGATCGTGATCGTCGTGCCGTGCAGGGAATCGATCACGTTCTGTAGATCGTTGGCGCCCTGGATCGACCCCTCGGTGCCTTCCAGGATCCCGTCGACGATCTCCTGGCCCGCGGCGTCACCGCGCTGCCCCCACAGCTCCACCACTTCCTGGAGTTCGGCGTCGGTCATGGAGGCCATGAGCGCAACCATCTCGGCGCCCTCGGGTCCCATCCGGGCGAGCTCGTCGAGCATGGCAGCGGGAACCTCACCGGCCAGGTACGTCATGTTGTCGGCCCACTCCTGCTGTGCCGCAACCTGGTCACGAAGGCCCTGGATGAAGCTCTCGGCGGTGACTTTCTGGCCCTCATCGAGCTCGGCGAGCGCTTCGTTATAGACGCTCAGCATGTCGATGAACGCGGTCGCGCCCTCGGTCCAGGCGGCGATCATGTCCGCGACGGCCTGCTCTGCGGACTCCCCAGTCAAATCGAAGTGGTCGGCGAGGATTTGCAGCTGGTCAGCATAGGGGTTGACCGCCTCAGTGGCTTCCTCGGTTTTCGCTGTCGTGGTCTCAAGGGCCGCTTGATATTCGGGAAAAATCGCCTGAAGCTGCTCCATCGACAGGCCCTGCTTCTCGGCCTCGGCGGCGATCATGGAGAACGCATCGGCCGCGGCCTCAGGGTTCTCGCCGTGCAGCGTCGCCAGCGCGGAGTCCATTGCCTGGATCCGCTCCGTGCTCTTAGCGACCGACCCGTCGAACTCTTTCAGGAACGGGAGCACGGCCTCTTTGAACTTGCCGACGCCGCCTGCTATCGAGCCCTGCTCCGACTCCGATGCCCACAGCAGTGAATCGCCGAGCATCGACATGTCGTCACCCATGATGCGGGCGACCTCACCAGCGGCTTTCCCCTCGGTTGCCCACCGTTCGATACCGACGGCGAACGCGTCGATCTGAGGGTTCAGGTTGTTCTGCATCATGGCCGACAGCGCGGCGGAGGCAAGCTGGAGCCCGGCGAACGTAGTGCCGACAACGATGCCGGCCCGAGTGACCTTTCCAAGGACGGTCGCGGCCCTGGCCCCGGCGGGGCCCATGGCGGTGAGCTGCGCATTCATTTCGGCGAGCTTGTCGCGGGCGCGGACCGCCATCCCGGACAAGAGCAGGCCGCCGGCCACGAGCATCCCGATCACGGCAACGGTGGAGGTGACGGGCGCGGGAATGGAGTTGAACGTGTCGATCAGGTCGGTGCCGGCTTGGACGAGGACGCGGAGCGCGGAGGAGACGCCACCGGACGACTCGATCGCGAGGCCCTCCAGTGCGGAGGTGAGCATGTCGACGTCGCCCTTGAGGGAGTCCATGCGTTTCGCAGCAGTGTCCGCGGCGACGCCCTGCTCGGAGACTTTCCCGATGTAGTTGTTGATCGAAGCCGAGCCCTCGGCGAGGATGATGTTCGCGCCCGCGATCGCCTCGGCACCGAAAATCGTGTTCAGTGCGGCGGTACGCTGCTCGACCGACAGCCCCGAGAGGCCATGCTCGAGCTGCTGGACGATCTCTACTGCCGACAGCGTCTCACCGTTGGCGTCGAAAATGGAAATGCCGAGCCGGTCCATCTCTTCTTTCGCGGCTCCGGTGGGGGCCATGAGCCGCAGCAGTACCGTCCGCAAGGCAGTGCCGGCCTCGGCGCCGACGAGGGCGTTGTCGCCGAACGCGGAGAGGATGCCGACGGTCTCTTCGACGGTGAACCCTGCTTGTGCGGCGACGGTGCCGACGTTTTTCAACGACTCGCCGAGCCCGGTGACGTCCGTGGAGGAGGCGTTCGCCGAACCCGCGAGCGTATCGGCCACCGAGGTCATCTGGGAGGCTTCGAGGTTGAACTGGTTCAGCGTGTTCGCGGCGATCGTGGCGGCTTCGGCGAGCCCGACGCCGCCCGCCGCGGCGAGGTTCAGGGCGCCAGCGAGCGCACCGCCGGTGATCTGCGCGGCTGAGAGGCCAGCCTTGGCCAATTCTTCGGTGGCGTTCGCGGCCTCCGTCGCAGAGAACGCTGTGGAGGCGCCCATGTCGATCGCGCTTTGACGAAGGTCTTGGAACTCGGCTGCCGTCGCACCACTGACGGCGTTGACCTGCGCCATCGCATGATCGAACTCGACGGCCTGCGCCACACCGATCGCCAGAGCGCCGCCGAGCGCGGCACCGAACGCGATCGCCCCGTTCGCGACCGCATCCAAGTCGCCCTGGCCTTTCGCGGCGGTCGCGGCGAGCTCCTCCCGGAACGACCTGGTCGTCCGGGCCATGTCCGTCATCGCGGCCGTGTACTGCCGAATGTTCGCCTTGACGTTGACCGAGACGGAGCGGATGGACACGGCCACCCCCTCCGGTTAGGCGATGCGGGGCGGGTGGAGCTCGACTCGGTGGATCAGCGCATGCGGATGCTCGGCCTTCAAATCCCGGTAGTGCGCCTCCGATTTGGCGAGGGCGGTGCACCGGTGGCAGCGGATCGGCAGCAACGGCAAATAGGCACCGTGACCGGGGGTGCCGTCGTTCTCCTCGGACGTGGTCTCTTCGAGGTCCCCACCGCACTGGTTGCAGCGGTTGTCCCGCCACACCGCGAGGGCGACCATGATCGCCTGCTGCTCCTCGTCCCACTCCGGATCGGAGCGGGTGACCGACTCGGTGAGGCGCCCGTGCTCGTCGTAGCGGTACTCGGTGACGGTCTCCGGCTCCCAGCCCTCGAACCGTTTGAGTGAGACCCCTAGTCGTTCTGCCTGTTCGACTCGCCGCCGGAGTTCAGGGTCCTCGAGGCGGCTGACGAGAAAGGGACGTCGATCCCGGACTTGTTGAGCCGCCAGCACATCGCGAACAGCTGGTCGTACTGGGCGTCGTTCATGACCTCACCGAGGAGCTGCTCCCACTCCTCGTCGGTGAACTCGGGGTCGACGACGGAGGCCTTGATGAGCGCCTCGGGGAACGTCTCCATGTTCACCCCAGGGGAATCCTCGGGGAGGGGCTTCGAGTCCTTGCCCTTCCTGGGGGGATGGGCTTTGACCAGCTCGTTCCACGTCGTGGCGTCTTTCGGTGTGGACGGGGTCCGCTGGCGGCGGAGCGCCTCCAGGGTGACCTCGATGGCATCTTCGCGCATCTGGTCTTCGAGCTTCGCCATCTGGGCGGCGAGCTTCTGCTTGAGCGCGCCTTCGTTGAGCATCCCCGTGGCGACCTTCCGGTTCTCCCGGTCGAACTCCTCCGACACGCGGTTCCATTCGGCTTTCAGCGGCCCCGGCATGTAGATCGTGAACGCGTCCTGCGCGCGACGGGCGGCGGCGAGCTTCTCCGCTGCGGTCTTGACCTTCTTCTTGGTGGTCATCGTCCTTCTCCTGGCCGTAGATCCTGGCCGAACATGGTGGAGGGACTCGCGCACCCCGGCCAGGTTGATGCGCGAGCCCCCGTCTATGAGGCGACGATCGCCTTGTCGCGCTGGGTGGTGTTGGTGACGAACAGCTTCTGCATGATCCGCAGGCGCGCGTTCGCTTCGGGAGCCTGCTTGACGGGGATGCCGCACTCGACGGTGTAGACGTCGACGACATCGGCGACGGCCATCGGCACGGCATAGTCCGCGCCCCACCTCGCGACCACGAACCCGGCCTCGCCCTCCTGCATCGTGGCTTGGGCTTTGTTGTCCTCGGCGGTGAGCTCTTGGCCCTGGTAGACGTAGGTGACACTGAGGGTGTCGGTGTAGCGTCCGCGCTTCTCGAACGTCTGCTTCGAGCACAGCCGGTCGTCGTTCGAGACCTGCTCATCGGTGGCCGGGGTCCACCCGTCCGCGGTGAGATAGCACGACAGCTCCACCACTTCGAGAGCGGTGACTTCGTCGATGGTGGGCGCGGTGGTGTCGGCGATCGCGGGCACCCACAGCACCTTGAGGTTGCCGTCCGCCGAGACCGAAAGCGGCACTTGGTCGCTCATGGCGTTCTCTCCTTCATTGGTTGTGGCCGGGGTTTGCCGCCGGCGAGGTCCCGCCGGGGCTTCATGCGGCCCCGGCGCGGCCGGGGACGGACGATCTCGACACCGCCGGACGCGAGGTACGCCTCCGCGGCGGTTTCACACGAGTCCCACTGGTGTCCTGTGGTGAGGGAGCGGAGCCGGACGTACACGCACGCCTCCCCCGACTGGTGGATGTGGGCACGCCACAGGGCCGCTACGGTGAGCGGATGAATCGCATGTGGAGACTGCTCATCTGGGGTGGTATCGCGTTCACCGTCGTCACCGTCATTGCGGCGGCCATCAGCTACGCGATGGACGACACCTACCCTGCGGAGATGCCGGGGTGGCTGTTCCCGCTGTTCTGGACCGGTGTTGCGATCGCCGTACTGTCGGCGGTGGTCCGTGGGATCCTCGAGGGGTTCAAGAACCAGTGACGCGTGCGCGTTCGGCGCTCATCTGGTAGTCGGCCCAGCCCCGGTAGGTGGGCTGGCCGTCAACCATGGTCTCGGTGTTCTCGCTGATGGGCTGCTCGTTCGGGAGCTCCCGGAGAAACCCCGCCTGCCAGCCCTCGATGACGGGCTTCTTCCCGCGGAGTGCCTGCCCGACCCGGTCGAGCATGGTCATGACCTCATCGATGGAGAGTCCGACGGCGACGAACTTCGCGTAGTTCATGACCGGGATCAGATTCCCCGCAAGGTTCACGATCCGTCCGGTCGCGGGCGTCGGCCACTGCACCAGATACGGGTAGACCAGCTCTTCGTCGGTGACCTTCACGCCCCCGTAGTGGTATTGGATGGACGGGAGCGCCGTGGTGACCATGGCCTTGACGGCGAGTTGGAACGGCCGGGATGCGTCCATCAGGTGCCCTCGAACGGGTCGATACTCTCCAGGGCTTCGATGATGCTCGGTTCGACGGCGTCGAACGCGGGCCCCATGTACGGCTGCGGCGCCATCCTCTCGGTGCCGCCTTCGACGAACCAGCCGTAGCCCGCCTCTGGGCCCGTCTCGCCTTGGGCGACATCGCGGTTGGAGCCGATGAAATCTGAGGTGATCGAGTTGCGGAGGTTCCCGGTCCGGTACGGGGAGTTGACCTTGCCGCGGGCTTCGATCTCGAAGATGCCCTTGCGGACCGTGTCTCGGACGAACTTCCTCGCCGTAGGTGTGGCGACTTCGATGTCCCGCTCGAGCGAGCGGATCTCGACGGTCTCGAACTCGAACTCAGCCACAGCACACCCCTATCTCGTGGTGGGTGGGGTGTTCTGGCAGACCAGGTCCCGCTCCCACACCTGGGAGCCGTACCGGACGTCATGCACCCACAAGGATTTGTCCGGCAGGCGAGGGTCTGAAGCGGTGGAGGGCACGACCTCGTCGTTGATGCGGATCTCGGGTGCACCGGCGGGGATCGCAACGATGTAGGACCGGATCACCACCGTCCGCTCCCCGACCTGGCGGGTGGTTTCGACGCCGTCGCGGACGATCCGCATCTGGGCTGGCTCGTCGACGCCATAGATCGTGGTCGGCGGCGGCCAGGTCGTCTGCATCGTGTCTGGATCGAAGACGCCCTCGGCGTCTTGGCGGCGGATGATCCCCAGCGACGTCTGGCCGCCCTCAGCGACCGGCCGATGGTGGGCGTCCCATCCGGGAGAGAACACCCGAGTGTTGGGGAGCGGCATGGCCTAGATTCCCTCGGTCCGGTAGGCGGCCCACGGGTCGAAGTTGATCACGTCGATCGCCCATGGGTCGTCGTTGTCCGCGTCGTCCTGGTCCCGCAGTTCTTTCGCGCGGGCCCGCAGCTCCGCAGCGACCGCGGGACCATCCGTCTGAAGATCGAGGGTGCGGATCTTCTTCGACACCAGCACCTCGGACGAGGCGATCGTGTCCAGCGCCTGCGCCGCGGCCCGCTTGACACTGCCCTCCATGGACAGGAACGTGGTGATCTGCTCATCAGTGAGCAGCAGGTTGCTCGGCTCGTCGGTGTCGGCGATCAGCAGCCGGACCCGGCCCAGGTCGGTGTCGTAGTCGATCGCCATCGCTGACTACTCCGCCCTGGCGATGGTCTCGAGCTTGGCGAGCAGGGTCTTGCGAGGCTTCTCCCGCTGCTGCTCGGCGTCAATGGCGCCCTGAGCGCGGCTGGGGTCGTCGCCGACCCACGCCAGCACCTCTTCGGCCTTCCCGTCGGGAACGGCCTCGTGCTGCCCGTCAGGGGCCGGGTTTTGCGTGGCGGGCGGGTTGACCGGTGCGGGCTCCTGGACGAGCACAGGTCCACCGGTGGTCTCGCCGCGCCACGCGGCCTCCTCCTCTTCGGTCGCGGGGCGGACGCCGCGGCGGCGCATGAACGGCGACTGGAGATACGCGATCGCGCCCCTCGTCGTCGCCTCCGCGAAGTGGTCCTTGAACCGCACCCCGATGGTCGGGACGGAGAGATTGTCGTGCTTGGTGCAGTAGAACAGCATGGGTTGACCTCCTGGCCGGTAGTCAGAAACGCTCGGGAGACGCAGCACGTCACCGGAGTAGTCGATGTCTAGCGCCGAGACATCGGCGCCGATGAAGCGGTGAGCGACCCTGCCCGAGTGGCCGCGCCCGGGTACGAGTGAGGGGGATTCGCGGTGGTCGACGAGTGACGGCCACGGATACCAGGTCGGGATCCCCTGGTGCTCGAACCACAGCGACATGCGGGAGTCGTAGTTCGGGATCCGCTGCGTGTCGCACCACGCGACCATGTCGTCGATGATGTTCGTGGGGAATACGATTGCGACACCCCAGTTGATCTGGTCCATGACCAGCCACGACGCGCCCTGCTCAGCACGTTTGACGTACTCGCGGACCATCTCCCGGTAGGGCCTTGTCTTGCCGACATAGAGGCACACCGGGACGTCCCCTGGCGTGTACTGGAGTGCAGCTTCGACGCCGGCGACGAGGTCGCGGGGGATGACAGCGTCGTCCTGGATGACGAGGTGATGCGTCGCGGCGGGTTCGTAGGCGAGCAGTGCCCTCCGGCCGGTGCCCCAGCGGGAGTTGGAGCCGTCGTCCCACGCCACCGTCGCGGGCCGATCCAACTGGGCCTCGAGTTCGGGGATGAACTCGGACCGCTTCGGGTGGGCCATGATCGCGACAGACACGGTCATCGGGAAAATCCGTAGGTCGGGGTCTTCGCGAACCTGCCGAAACAGTGGTAGCCGTCAGGGAGTGCGTCCTGGATCGCGTCCCGGTCGCCCTCGGCGTAGATCACCGGGGAGTGCTCGTCGATGAGCTCAACGGCCCCGACGAGCACAGCGCCCGCGGCTCCCTCGACGTCGACCTTGATGAGCTTCACGGGGGCGGCGAGGATGAGCTGGTCGAGCGGGAGGATGGAGATGTGGTCCGGTCCGGCTTCGACGTCGTCGGGTTCGCGGACGACGGCGCACGTCCCGGAGTTGTGCGCGATCGCGGGCTCGGTCATGCGGCCCCAACCGTGGCGGGCCCCGGCGGCGGCGTTGAGGCACCGCACCGAAGGCATGTTTGGGTAAGGGAAGCTGAGGTCGTTCGCTGCGACGTTGCGTAGGAGTTGCTCGTGGGTCGTCGGGTTGGGTTCGAGCGCGACCACGCTGAGGCCCATCGCCCGCGCGAACCACAAGGCGTGGTTGCCGATGTGGGCGCCGACGTCGATCGCGGTCCCCGGTCCCTGGACGCGCGCGAAGGCGTCGTCGAGGAGGTCTTTCTCGTACCAGGTGCCGCGGTTGATGATCCGGCCGATGTGGTCGGTCTCGTCGACCTCGATCGTGACGAAGGGCATGAGCGATCGGCCGCGCCAGTCGGCGCCGGCGGGGAGGGTGACGGTCTTCACCGCTGGCCTCCCCTGGCGATGGTGCGGCGCCGGTTCGCCCAATGGTGGACTGCCACAGCGCCAGGCCACGGCCCGTGTTCTTTCGGTGTGCCGACGTCGGCGTACGAGTACGGGTAGAACAGGGCCTGTGGGAGCACGGTGAGCTCGTCGCGGTGGCGGCGCCACAGCCCAGTCAGGTACTGCGGGCCGGTCGAGATGTTCGGGCGCAGGCCACGGTGGTGCTCGACCGACGCAGGAAGTCCGGTGATCAGCCGGTCGATGAACGGATGGCCTGGCTCTGCACCGAGGATGGCGTTGTTGACCCACCGGTCCTGCGCTTCCCACGCCGCGACCGCCTCAGCCTCACCCAGGAGGTGTTCGACGTTCTGGAGGCACTCGAAGTCGACGTCCACATACAGGCCGCCGTAGGACCACAGGACCTCGTAGCGGAGGACATCAGACCGGAACTGCCACACCGAATGCTCAGGGACGAGCTCCTCGGCCCTGTCGTAGAGGTCCCGGTTGCGCATGACCGGGAGCGCGTCCTCGGTCCACAGCCGGTACTCCCAGTCCGGGTGTAGCTGCCGCCAGCCTTCCGTATAGGCGGCGTATTCCGCGGGGAGCGGGTCGGGGCCGATCCAGATCTGGTGCAGCGTGTGCGGAATGGTCACGGCCGCTCCCGGATCGGTGCGGGTTCTTCGAGGTAGATGCGCCCGTCACGGGGTTCGCGCCGGGCGGTCTTCCGGTTCAGATCCCGGAGTTCGTCGAGGATGTCGGAGAGCAGCCCAGTCACCGATGGTTCCTGTGGCTGCTCTCCCCCTGGCCGGGTACTCATGATTGATCGTCACGTCCTTGGTGGTAGTCTATTAAGGTGGGAAAACCTCAACGAGTCATCGTGTCCTGCAACGTGTGCGGAACCGAATTCACCGTCAAACCCAGCAGGCTCAAGCAGAACAAAAGCGGCAAGTTCTCCTGCTCACCCGAATGCCTTTCCGAGTCCCGAAGGCAAATGCAACTTGCCCATTGGGGTAGTGGCGAACGACGAGTTGCCGAGTGTGCCACCTGCGGGAAAGAATTCACCCGTAAACCGTCGCAACTGGAGAAGTACGAGTCGAACTATTGCAGCCGAGCTTGCCGGGCTGTCGGCATTGTTGGGCCCAATCTCAAGCTGAGGCAGGGCCAATGGCTGCCGTGCAAGATGTGCGACAAGCCCGTGTGGCGGACCAGCGCCACCCTCCAGCGATACACCTACTGCTCACGCCAGTGCGCAAACAAGGACCCCGATATGCGGGCTCGGGAGAAGCCGAATATGCAAGGCCCGAAACACTTCCGTTGGCGTGGTGGTATCTCGTTCTTGCCGTACGCTCCCGGATGGACACCACGACTCCGGGAATCAATCCGTGAACGTGACGGCAACACCTGCCGGATCTGCGGTTTCGCGCCCGAGCCAGAGGTTGCTGGGGAACTGGTGATTCACCACATCGACTGGGGGAAGACCAATCATGACCCCAGCAACCTCATGACTCTCTGTCGTGGATGCCACGCGCGGCTTCACCATCACGGGAAGCCAGGTGCTATTAGCTTCCAGACCCCGTACCAGTCGAGGCCAGCGCGCTCTTAGCGTCCATCAGAGTCCCGCCCAGCACGTGGCGGACCTTCCACTCGACCGAGTCGGTGTCGAAATCACCGTCGGTCGGGTCGACCAGGCCGCCCCCGACACGAGTCGCGTTGGGGGACTTCTGGAACAGCTCCGGGCTCTCATGCCCGATGAGGCGGCCGATCTCCATCGCCGGGCGGCCGTCGTTCGGGTTCGCGAACAGGTACCAGGCGGTCGAGCCGGTGGTGGTGTCGATGATCGGCAGCCACGGGTTGACGATCAGGGACACGCGGTTGCGCATCCAGTTCGTCACCCGCAGCTGGTCGTTCGAGACACCGTCCCCGCCGCCCGTGCCCGCGAGGATCTCGGTCGCGTTGAGGATGTTCCTCGCGGCGACCTCGAGCGCGGGCGGGACGACCAGGGTAGCGGCCTCGATGTAGATCGGGTCGCCGTCGGCGTCGGTCTGCTCGCCGAGCATCCGCATGGCCTCCTGGAGGCCCGCGACGGTGAGCTGCTCGTCGGTCAAGTTCGCGTTCCCCGCAGAGAAGAACGTCGAATCCGGGCCCGCCGAGGTGGCGTACAGCGACGTGGCGAACCGCTCCTCCGAGCGGCGGGCGGCGTTGCCGAGCCGGCGGGGGATGTCCGCGAACGCGTCCAGGTCGTCGTTGATCAGCGTCTCCCACGACAGCGGGATGCGCCGGCCGAACTTGCGGACCCGGTACTCGTACTCGCCGTCCGCCAGGTCAGCGGCAGGGTACTCGGACTGCTCACCGACCTCCTGAAGTGTGGACTCGCCGCCGTCAAGGGTGAACCGCTTGACGGTGCGGAAGTCGCGGACGCGGCCAGCGCGAGCCAGAGACGTCCACTGGACGGGCATCTGCTGGTAATTCGCGAGCATTTGCCGATCGATGATGTCGCCGAACAGGAAGCTGAAGTCCGAGGTGGTCATCGCCTCCTGGAAATCGAGGGCGGCACGGCGGTCGCCCTTGATGACCTTCATGTACAGGCCCATAGCCTCGGAGAACTGCTTCTGGTAGTTCGGGTTCGCCGCAGCCTTGCGGGCGCGGGCGGCGACGGGAGCACCGTCGCCGGCGTAGATCTTCGACTCGGAGGCGTTCGCTCGGTTGAACGTGCCCACCTCGAGCAGGTCATTTCGTCCCATGGTGGGCCTCCTAGTAGCCGATCTTGACGGGGATGACGGTGGTGGCGGAGCTGGCGACCGCGCCGAGCGCGTAGCCGAACCGGACCCCGCCTGTGGCCGTGTTGGTCACGGCCCCCGTGGTGGAGTGGATGTGGACGACGTGGCCCACTTCGATCGCGCCGTTGTTGGCGTTGACCGCGAATTCGTAGACCCCGTTGGTTTTGACCGTGATCCGGTTCGTGCCGTCGGTGTCGGTGTAGACGTTCGTCAGCGCCACGGCCGGAAGCTGGTCGATCACGACCGCGTCCCCGGATTCGGGGGAGGCGGGGGCGTTGACGTCGGCGGCGGCGACGGAGAACTGGTCGCCGTGGTTCAGAACCTGGTTGGTAGCCATGGCTTATCGCCCCTTCGCAGCGAGCTTGGCGGTTTCGGTGTCCATGCCGAGCGCTTCGAACGCGGCGATGTTCTGCGCTTCGAAGTCGGCGTCGGTCATGGTGTTCGGGTCGCCGCCGAGCCCGGCGGGCTGCCCGATCCCCTGGGATTCGAGGACCGAGGCGACGTAGGTCCGCTCCGCTTTGATCGCGGAGGCGACGAGCGCTTCGAGCGCTGCGGTGTTGACCTTCCCGTCCTCCATGGGGACGTTGCCGCGGACGGCGGCGTGGACGCGGGGCGCGATCGAGGCGTACATCGACTCCGGGACACCGGACTCCTCGGCGGCGAGCGCGGCGTCGACGGCGATCCGTCCGGCCTCGTTGCCCTCCAGGAGCAGGGACCGGGCTACGGCCTGGTCGCGTTCGGCGCGGGCGGTGCGCGCCTCGGCCTGGGCCTCGGTGAGCGCGGCGGTCATGGAGTTGCAGCGGTCGCGGTACTGGTCGCGCTCAGCGGCGACGACCGCGACCTCTTCGGCGACGGGGGTGCCGTTCTGGTTCCCCGCCTCGGGGCCCTTGGGGGCCTCGGTGGTGGTTCCACTCATCGCGGAATCTCCTTCGGATGGTTGGGTTGCGGCAGGCGGGGAGCCTGGCGCGTTGGCCGTCACCGAGCTGGTCGGTGAGTTCGTGAGCGCCTGGTCGGCGCGGGCGAGGTCTTCGGCGACCTCGATGGGGGAGAGCCGGGCCGAAGCGGTCACCGCTTCGTCAGCGGGGGCGGTGATGGGCTCGTAGGTGGTGCGGCGGGTGACCTCGACGCGGTCGCCGTCGAGCGCGATACCGCCGTCGGTGGTGTAGGCCTGGCGCCAGGTCTTGTCCCCGGCGTGGAAGATCACGAAGCCCTCGTCGGGATCGAAATCGTTGACCCACGTGTCGTCGTATTCGTCGTTGTCGTCGCCGTACGCGGCGGACACGGCCCGCTGGAGCCGGGCGCGGGTGTCGTCGGCGAGCGCCTCGTCGACCCGATCCTCTTCAGGCGCGTCGTCCCACGGGCCGCGCTTGAACAACTGCGGCGCGTCGGCTTCGACTCGCGCGGTCCACGCCTGGAGGCCGTCACCGATCGCACTGGAGAGCGCGATGCGCTCGGCGCGGGTGAGGCGGCCGTCGCCGTACATGTCGTCCGCGAACTGCGTCAAGGCAAGGTGGAGTCGGCTCTCGAGCCAGGTGCCGATCGTGCGGGCTTCGACGACCTGGTGGTTCTGGATCGATTCGAGGACGGCGAGGATGCGCCCGCCCGCGGCAGGCTTGGTCACGAAGTCGACGCTTCGGCCTTGGTCGATCCGGTCGATGACCGTGCCCGAGCGGCCTTCGGCTTCGCCGGGGGCGCCGGATGCCCATGCCCGGATGGACATGCCGATGACGGGGATGCCGTCTTCGGCTTCAGCGCGGGCCATGTCCATGAGCGGGGTCTTCCACGGCTCGAACAGGCGGGCCTCAGCAACCAACGACTTGGAGGCTTCGTCCCAGCGGGCGTCTTCGGTGAGGACCGCGGCGAGCTTCTCCACCGACCCCACAGGGCGTTCGTATTCCTCGTCTTCGGACTGGTGGTCGATGAACGCCTGCGTCCCCGCCGGCCACGCCCTCGCACCGTCGCGCTTGAGCACCTCGGCGGGATAGAAGTTGCTGTTCAGACTCCAGCCCGCCGAGATGAGGCGGATGAGCATCCGGCCCGGCTTCGAGATGGCTTCGGCGATACCGGCTTCGCACACCGCTTCTCGGACGGGCGCGGCCACCGACTCCGCTACGGCGCGCCGCCGCTGCGGGTGCATGGGCTTGCGCTTACGAGACACGAGAGACCTCCTGATCAGCGATGCGTTGCAGGTCGCGGACGGTTGTGGGCTGGTTGGAGCGGCGCCACTGGGGGTTGTCGCGCCAGGTGGCGAGCTGGTCCCAGGTGATGTCGCCGGAGTCGAGGAGCGCGAGACGTGTGGGGCCCATGACGTCGAGCTGGTCAGCGCGGGAGAGGCGGCGGAAGGATTGCTCGCCGTCGAGGACGATCGGGGGTGGTTCTTTCGCGCGGATGCCGAGCTCTTCCCAGGTGGCGAGTTTCGGCAGGCGAGTGCACCGGCCACGGGGATGGTCGTCCGGGCCCGGTTCGGTAATCGGGTGGACCGTCCCATGTCGGGAAAAACATCCAGGACATGTCAAACGGTCGGTGGAGGCGTACCAGACCCACGCCTTGACCAGGTCGGAGTTCGCTCGGTGCGTATATGCGGAGGACGCACGGTAGGCGTCGAGCATCTCGGTACGGGCGATGTTCATGGCCCGCGTGAGCCCACCGTTGAACGCCTGCTCGACCCGGGCGAGCATGTCCCTCGCGATGGGTTCGGGATGGTCGCCGACGATCACGCCCTCGATCAGCGCGTCCTTCATCGCCTGCTCCGCTGCGGGAGACAGGGGGAAGGTGTCGGCGTGGATCTGCCCCTGCGCTCTGGCGATGATCGCCGCGAGCGCACTGGGCTCGAACCTTCCGGCGATAAGACCAGCGATCGTGACCTGGCCGAGGACGTCAGTAGCAGATGGTGGGGGGACCATGCCGCCATCGGTGACGTCCGGCTCGTCCTGCTCTCGCCGGAGGATGTACCTGGTGAGGGCTTCCTGCTGCGTCTCCGGAGCCTGCGAGGCGATGATCCTGGGTTCGAGCTCGGTATCGATCTCCACGACCCGCTCAGCGCCCGCCGAAGCAGTCGTGTCCGTCTCTGTGGAGAGCTTGTCCAGCTCCACGCGGGACGCCACGAGCGCATCCATCGCCGTCGAGCGGGCGATCTGATGCACCGTCGGCCACGAGCCTGCGGCGACGGCCGCCGCGGCGAGCTCGGTGACTGCCCTACTCCAGGTGGGTGCGAGCCGGTCCCACGCTTCGACCCACTGCCGGGTGAGGTGCCGGTCCGCGTCATCGGTTTCGGTGCCGATGTCGCGCCGGAGTCTCCGCGTCAACGCGATGGTGGAGCGGGTGAGAGCCATCTACGGCCCCCCGCCGGTCTCCTCGTCCTCGTCGTCCTCCTCATCCGAGGCCGGATCTTCCTCGGTGCCGTCTTCACCGGAGTCGTTGTCAGGAGGGTCGTTGGGTTCATCCATCGGTCCAGGCCCAGCACCGGTCGGGTCACGGCCCGAGCGCATGAGCGCCGCCGCATCCCCACCAGGACCGAGGGGCGGCTTCTTCGGCCACTGGAACTCGCCAGCGTCGTCGAGCATCTCCTCGACGAGCTCGTCCACATGCCGCACACCCAGCGCGGTCAGCAGCAGCCGCAGCACATGCTCAGGCGGAATCGTCCCGGTCCCGTTCGCCTGCACGATCGCCTGCACGAGGTCGGTGACGTCGGTGTCGTCGAGGTCGGGCCAGTCGATGTCGACCACCGTGGAGGTGTCGCCGTCGAGCGTGACCGTGTCCGCCCCCGAGTAGGGGTCGCGGGTGATCGTGCCCTTGAGCGGCCCGGAGGGCGCCCGGACGGCGGCGGTGATGACGTAGGCGAGGAGGCGGCGCAGCAGCGCGGTGTGGAGCTGGCGGCGTTGCCCCATTTCGAGCTCGGTGGGCTGGTCGAGGGTTTCGGCGGTCGCCCTGGCGCCGGTGGTGCCGGGGTCGCCGAGGAGCATGGTGACGGGCAGGCCGACGCCGGCGGCGGCCATGGAGGCGATGGGGCGGCCGGAGTCGGAGTCGATCGTCGCACCGGACTTGGGGATGGCTTCGAGGATCGCATCCATCGGGGTGACCGCAGTAGCGCCGGCGTCTTGGGCTTTCCCGGTGACCGGGTCACGAGGAGGAGCAGCAGAAAGCGCGGCCCTGGCCTGCGCCCGCGCCGACCCTTTCGATGTCATCCGGAACGCGAACCGCGATAGGGCTTTGACGACGGTCGCCCAGTCCTCCAGGAACACCTTGTAGGCTCTCGCCCAATCGATCGAGGCGTATGAGTCGGGGACGCCGTGCTGCCACCCGGAGGGCCGGTTCACGGCCTGGTGGATCACCGGGGCGTCCCACGCGACCTCGACACCAGCGAACACCCTGGGGCGGAAGCGGGGTTTGTAGTCGATGCACGGGTACAGGCGTTCACGGGTCTGGGTGGTGCGGGTGCCTTGCGCGTCGTAGCCGACCTGTGTCCACTGCCGCCGGTAGAACCACGGCTCAGTAGTGTCCTCGGGGTTGGTGATGATCTCGGTGATCTCGTCGGCGGGGAGCTTCCGGACCTGCACGAACCCCGTGCGCGGGTTGGTGAAACAGGCAAGGTACTGCTCACCATCGGTGTAGAGCGCGTGCTCGTGCTCGGACTGGGCTTGCGCGGAGGTGATCGTCCTCTGGTTCCCCGGATCGTCGAGGAACGCCGTCACAACAGCCTGGACGTCCTGCTGCCCGTTCTTGCCGTTGGCGCGGGCGGTGATCTCCACACCCTGACCCCACACGTACGCGGCCCGGAGGGCAGCGCCGCGTTTGATCATCGGGTTCTTCAGCGTCATGAGCCGGCAGATCGCGCGGAGTTGCCGCATCCCGTCGACGGAGAACTCGACCTCGGTGAGCGCGGCGAGACGGATCCACTCCGGCTCGTACAGGTGCCGCTCGAGATCGGCGACGGCCTCAGAGAGGAGCTCGTTGTTGTTCCGCTCCGCGGTCAGCTCTTCCCGTACTGGGGCGGTGATGCGGCTGCGGACGGACTCGACGACGCGGCGGACCGGCGCGGGCAGGAGACTCAACGGGGCCCCCTCCCTGGGTTAGTAGGGGCTGATGTACTGCTCGGCTTCGTCGTCCTCGATCACGTCGTTATCGATCAGGAGCGGGTTGAGCAGGAGCCGGTTCAGTGCCTGTGTCATCGCGTCCACTTGGTCGTCATGCGCTGCACGCGGGAAACCAGCGGCCTCTTCGATGAGGTCGCCGACCCACGGCGCGAGTTCGACATTTGGGACGTGGACGTTCCCGGCCTCGATAAACGGGGAGACCGCGGCAGCACGGGCGACCTTGGAGCCTTCCGGTTCGACCGGGATCAGCCCGGCGACGGTCCGGCGGAGCATGTTGATCACGGCGGTGCCGTTCGCTTTGTCCTCGACGTACTTCGCGGTCGCCTGCGGCCAGCGGGCCGCGAGGGTCCGGACGGCTTCGAGGGTGTCGACGAAATCGAGGTGTCCGTGGGTTTGGTCGAGGAGCCATGCTTCGACGCCGCGGCGGCCCCATACTTGTCCGCACACGTAGTCGGAGCCGTCGGTGCCTTTGAATGCCATGTCCCAGGAGGCGATGATCTCGTCGAAGCCGAGCGCGGTCCGTGTCCCGTTGGGGTGTTCGGTCCATTGGGGTTGTTCGTAGGCGTGATCGGTGAACCAGGTGCGTTGGAAGACGTTGCCGGAGGCGGGGGTTGGCCGGCCCTGGAAGAGCGCGAGCCATGCCCTGGAGCCGACCTCGCGTTGACGCTGCTCCCACTGCTCTCGGGTGCGGCCCCTGGCGGAGATCATGTACTCGCCGACCGCGCGCCCGAGGACGTCGGTTTCACCCTTGTTCGGGTCGTGGTCGGCCTTGGCGGGGATGTTGATGACGCGCCAGTCGATGCCGTCGTCGCGGGCCTGGAGCCAACCGGAGAGGTCGTCATGCCGCCAGCGGGTCTGGATCACTACACAAGCGACACCGGGGCCGAGGCGGGGGATGGCGACTTCGGTCCACCAGTCTTCGACGGTTTCGCGCCAGGCGTCGGAGTCGGCTTGTTCGCCGTCGCGGTAGGGGTCGTCGATGATAAGCAGATCGACCGGTTTGCCGGTCAACGCGCCTTTTATTCCTACACAGTAGACTGAGCCGTCGTGGCCGAGGAGCTTCCACTCATCGGCCGCCGACGTCGCCGGGTCGACGCTGATACCGAGCTTGTCGGTGTGCTCGCCGATGTCGTCCCGGATGCGCCGGCCCCAACGTCTGGCGATGCCGTGCGCGTACGACACGACCGCGATCCGCAGCCACGGGTACTTCGCGAGCATCCACGTCGGAAACCTGCGCGAACACGCCTCAGATTTTCCTTCCTGCGGGCTCATCGAGATCATGAGGCGTTGGCAGCGGCCCTCAGCGACATCGACCAGAGCCGAGCCGATCAGGTCCAGGGCTGGTGTGCGGACAGTGCGGGGGTCGAGTGCCACGGCGAGATCCAGCGGCGTATTCCACGGGGTATCGCGAGGTTCGGGTGGCTCGAAGTGCCGGGCGGCGGCCTCGAAGGCGTTGAGGGTGTCCATCACCCTCTCCTGGCCGGCTAGTTGAGAGACATGGAGACGGCACGGAGCCGGTCAGAGACGATCCTGGGCGCCTCAGCGGCCTGCCTGGGGGTGAGCTGAAGGTCGCCGAGGATCTGCTTGATCACCGAGGCGAGCAGCGCGCCCTGCTGCTCAGCGAGACGCACACGCCGTTCCTCGATACCAGCGGAGATCGCGGCCTTGGAGACGTCGACGAGGTGCTTGCGTTCTTTCTGCCACAGCTCAACCCAGACGTTCACCGCGGCAGCATGGGTGGTGTCGACGCCTTCGTATTCGGTGGCGGTCTTCGAGACCTGCTCGGTGACGCCCCATACGGCGGCTTCGGGTTCGAGTTCACGGACCTTGGAGGTGAGCCAGTCGATGGCGCCGGCGGTGCGGTAGACCTCTTCGAGGAGCGCGTCGCGGGGGTCAACTTCACGGGGGAGGCCGAACGTTTTCACAGCTTTCTGTGCCTCCTGTTCGGCGAGGCGGCGCTCGGCACCGGCCTTGGCCCTGGGAGAGCGTCCGCCGTGTGTGCCGCAGACGGTCATGCCTTTCAGCGCCCACTTCCCGCAGCGTTTGCCGGTGCGGTTCGAGGTGGCTTTGCATTGGCGTTCGTGGCCTTCGGGGTAGGTGTTGGGGAACGGCATGGCACCTCCCGTTTAGGCGGCGACGGCGAGCGGGGTTCTCGCGCGGCCGGGCGACTTGGGGTTGCGGCGGGTGTCGCGTTCGGCGTCGAGGAGATCAGACCACCGGTAGCGGGCCGAGTTGCGCGGGCCTTCATAGTCGACGGCTTCGAGCTTCCGTTTCTCCCCTTCACGGGCCTTCCAGCCTCGGGACGCCCACTTGCGGATCATGTCGTTGGTGACGCGGGAAGGCGTGTGCTCAGTGAGGTGCGCGGCGGCGTCCGGGCCGGAGACAAGCGCGTCAGGGTCAACCATGTTCCACCCCCGGATATGCGAAAAGCCCCACCGCGGGGGTGAGGCTCTCAGTATTTGGGTAGCGTCTAGATGCACCCAAGTGTGACACCCGTTTTCCAGTTCGTCAACTGGGAGGCGGCTGAGACCCGAGTTGTTCGATATGCTCCTTGATGTCGTCCGCGTACCCGAACCACTCGCCGCGGATCTGAAGGTGGGCGAGGGCGAAGAGTTTGTAAGCGAAGTCCATGTCTCACATCCCCGCTTCGCCGAGCGTGTCGAAGAACTGCTTGTACAAGCGTCTCCGTGTACGGGGGCGCCAGCGTGGCACGGTGAGCGCGTTGGCGGCAGCTTCCAATACGTGGGCGCGGTCTCGTACCTCTACGACCCCTGGCGAAACGGAGAGCATGCTGCTGATCGAGCTGAGGATGATTTCTTCGACGTGGTATTGAGGTGGGTCTACCTCAGCCCTTAGGCGGCGGAACTGTCCGTATGGACTGTCCTCGCTGGGAGGGTCTTCGATCTCTTCATCGAATTCGTGGAGAGGGCTGGTACGTTCGATCCGGTCCAGTTCGAGCTCGATCGAACGACGTTTTTCGGTCTTCGCTAGTGCGGAGATTGCTCGGAGTGCGCGGTGTCGATCGAGGATGTGTTCTTTCCTGGCTTCGAGTTGTGGTTTCGCTATCCATTCGACGGCGAGTGTGACGATGGTGGACACGGTGATGGAGACGCCGATCGAGATGAACGTGATTGTCAGGGGATCCATGTGGTGTTCACGCGCCGTGTTGGCTGCTGGTTGCCTCCATCGCACGACCTCTCCCGAAAACACGCTTCGACCATGGCCGTTTGGCTTCGATATAGCCGCCCCATGCCCTGCTGGCGCCACTGAGTTCGTCGATCGCGGTCACGATGTCCGCGCGGTAGGACTTGATGGTCTCGAAGCGTGTGGCTCCTTTGAAGCTGTCCATGGTTTTTCGGTGGTTGCGAATCTCGTCTGCGTCGAGGTACGCGCTGTTGACGAGGGTGGTGGCATCGTGCCAGATCACCCAGATCTTCTTGAGCGGGTCCCGCAACCCAGGGTTGAGGGTGCCGCACCGGACTCGCGCAAGCGCGGATGTGAAAGTGCGGCTATCGGCTTCCCATCGTTCCATGGCTTGAGCGGTGTACTCCATGTTTCCGATGCCGCGGGCGTGGTTCTCGGCGTCAAGGATCTTGTTGCCGATCATGGATATCCAGGTTATGGATGCGGAGGCGAGTTCCCCGACGATGTCGGCTTCGCGGGTGCGTCGATCGTTCGCTTGCGCGTCCCGGAGCGCTCGCATCTGGGTCCGGTGGGTGAGGTAGCCACCGGCAAGTACGCCGACGAAACCGATCCCTGCGGTGATGAGATCGGCCATCAGTCTCTCCAGCCGATGAACTCGGTGATGAACTGCTGCTTGGTCACGGCTGGTCCTCCCGCGCCGGGAACTGACCGAGGTAGGCGTTCACCGCCCGCCGCTGCTCCGGAGTCCACGCCACGGCAGGGAACTCGACGGTCGTAACGCTGCTGACGCCGTCACCCCGAACGACGGCCGGAGCGGGTATGTCGTGGCCGGCGCCGACCTGTTTGAAGGTGACGCTGTCCGGCTCGACGCTGATGTCGACGGCGGTCTTGTCCGGGTCGAGCCCGAACGCTTCGGCGAGCGCGATGCCGTGGCGGTTGCGCCAGGCGATCGCGTCCTCAACAGTGGTCATGGTTCAGCCCTCACCGATCTCGACCGTCGGCGTCCCGACCGTCAACGCCATGATCTGCTCGGCGAGACGCACCGCCTCCCCGTTCGACAGGTGCAGCGCGAGCTCGACAACGTCACCGGTGTGCACCGGGCCGATCCCGTCCCCGTTGTTGTCGTAGCCGATCTCGTCGGTGACGCGCAGCCAGACCGACGGCTCCACCGCCGAAGAGGTTTGCACTTCGGCCCTGGCTCGGCCGCCGGCGATCCGGTGGCCGCTTTCGATGGGCGGGAGGTAGACGAGCCCGCGTTCGCTGACGGTGGCTTGGAGGTGGTTCGTGTCGTCCATGCTTCATCCTCTCATGGGTGTGTTGACGGGTAGCGGGTGTTTCCGCTGCTTGATGGGTTACGCGGCCTTCTGGTGGTCTTGTTGGGCGTGGGCGGCAGACAGTTTCGTCCACCTCTCGTACTCGGCTGGGGACATGCGGCAGCGGCAGCCTTTGGCGGTGCAGATGACGTCGTCGCCTTGGCGGATGAGGGAGTAGCGGTCGCATTCGCGGCAGGCGACGCCATCGATGATGGTGGGTTTGTTGGTGCCACTGCCATTGAGGCGGTCGAGCCTGTGGTCGAGTGCCCGGAGGTAGGCGGCGTGGTCGGGCATGAGCGCGGGGAGGGTGTTGAGTGCCCAGTCGACGCGTTTGGCGAGCCAGTCGGCGAGGTCTTCCACGGTCGCGGCTGGGAGGTGTTCGTCCGGGTGGGCTTCTTGCCAGGCGGGGAGCCAGGCGTGCGCGATGTGCCCGAGGACCCTGACTGCGGGGAGGGTGCCTTCTTGGTCGGGCCCTATCGGGATGGGCGGTGAGGCGAGTGCGATGGCGGGGCCGGTGGAGAGTTCGTCGAGGACGGCGACGCGGACGCCGAGAGGGGCGTCCATGGTGCCGGTGACGTGCTCGCCTTTGGTGGAGCCGGGTGTGGGGTCGAGCTCGGCGTGGTTGAGCGGGATCCGCTTCAGGATGCCGGGGAGTTGGGCGCGGCATTCTCCGCATGAGTGGCGGTAGTCGTACAGGTTGGGCTGTGGGCGGTCGTGCTCGCCATCGCGGCCGAGGGCGGGGCAGGTGACGCAGACGCGCTCGGTGTGTGCTCGGGTTTCCATGTGGTCCTCCATCGGGATCGTGGGTGGAGGGGGTGTGGTGTCGGTTTTCCCGGGGTTTATGTGTGCGTTGAGTTACTTCATGGCTACTGATTCCAGTGTTTTCGCTGGTGGCGGGGAAGTAGCCGGTTTATCGCCTCCTTCTCACCGACGAGGCCCGCGTTGTGGCGCTCGAGGAGGTGGTCGACGGCTTGCCCGCTGGCGTCCCGATCCGGGAGTCGGTCACTGGTCCTCCTCGGGAAGCAGGAGGGGCCGCAACCGCAAGACCCGGTCAGGCGGCCAACATCCGTCGATCAGCCGGCGTTCGAGGACCCTCTTTGTGGCCGTCGTGGGCTCGATGAGCGCGGCGATCATCAAGCGCAGCCAGTCGACCTGGATGGACTTGTCGTAGTTGTGGCAGCAGATCGACCCGTCCTTGATGCCCTCGACGCGCTTCCCGGAGCTCACGGGGCAGGTGATTTCCCAGAGCGGGTAGCTGTAGGCGCCGAGGACGAGGTCGCACGTCTTGTGTGCGGCGAGGTCGCCTGTGCGGCGGGCGAGGGCGCCGAGCCCGGTTTCGCGGTCGTTCCAGGTCAGGTCGTCGTGGTCTTCGCCGTGGATTTCGATGGCGGGGTTGTGGGAGAGGCAGATGGCCTTGTAGGTGCTGCTCACGGTGTGCTCCTAGGGTCGGTGGTGGGCTGGCTGGTCCAGGTGCCCTTGACGACGATCTGGCCCATGTGGTCACGCCACTCCTCGTCGATGCCTTCAGGGGCCGGGAACGATCCGGTCCGCCAGATGCAGTCGCCGGACACCATCGCGTAGGTGACGGTGTCGCCGACGACGTCGAACCCGATGAACACCTCTTGGCCCTCGTCGGGTTCGCCGTTGGCGGACGCTCCGGTGTCGGCCTGGAGGTGTTCGAGAGCGGCCCGCCACGCTTCGTCCTGCATCTGGTTGAGGTTGTCGCGGATGGTGTTTCGCGGGTCGTCTTCGTCGAAGAGGTCGTTCATGGCTTCGTGGTTCACGTACGTGCAGGTGACCGGGACGGTCACGGCCCAGCTCTGGGTGGGCATGGTGTGGTCGAGCGACTCGTCTTCGTCGGCGGGTGCTCGTGCCTCGTCGAGGTGCTCGGCGAACTTCGCTTCGATCGCTTCGTCGTTCACGTCTCCGAGGAACGACACTGCGAGGTGCCCGCAGGTGCAATTCAGGTTGACCATGTCGAACATGCGCGAGGTCAGCGCTCGGTGTTCGTGCCCGTGGTAGTCGCACAGGGTGGACATGGTGCAGGCGCAAGGGGGTTCGCTGGCTTCCTGTCCGGGGGGTGCCCAGCGCATGGCGTCGCCGGAGACGGCCCAGTCGTCGTCGCAGCCGTCGAGGGCCTGGTCGATGCTGGTGAGGACGGCGTCCATGCGGTCGCTCATGACCCAGCTCCGTTTCGGCTGGCCAGTGGGCGAGTCGTCTCTACGATCTGCCACCACCGGTTCTCTCGTTCGAAGTGCACGCGGTAGCGGAGCCCCGTGATATCAGCGCGGAAGCGGGCCTGCTCCTGAGCGTCTTCGTAACGGTTGAAGCAGCCGACGTTGGGATGGTCTGGCCTCATGATCCGGCTCCGTCCAGGCCAGGAGTGCGCCGGTCGATCGCTTCGACCCATGTCGCCGCGACAGCCGCGACCTGAATGAGCTCGGCGCGGAGCTTGGCAGGGTCGGTCTCGGCGAACGCCTCGGCCACCTCCTCAGCCAGGACATGCCGCCAGGTGAGGTAACCGTGCTTTGCCGCTCGTTGGCAAGCCCTCCGAGCCGCGTCGGCGGCCTCGTCGTAGTCGCCGGTGCCGTCGATGTGGTTCTGTTCGCCGAACTTCGCGTCTTGGCGGACCTGCTCGGCGGCGATATCGCCCAGCACGACGCTGGCCTGGAGTTCGTTCGTGGTCATGTGCTTGCCTTTCGTGCGTTGAGGATTCGGCGGATGATGCTCGGTCGGTTCTGTGTCTGGATGTCGCGGGCGTCCTCGTCGAGGAGCGGGCCCTGCCGGATCAGTTCCTGGTGGACTGAGACCGGGGGCGGCGGGGGCCAGTCGAGGGCGGCCGGGTCCACGGGGTAGCCGTCCGCGCCGTCGACAGCGGCTCGGGCCCTGGCGGCCCGGCGGGCCGTCCACGGCGCCGCCGTAGCGGTCGGCCAGTCAGCCGCCCGCTCGGCCTCGGCGCGCGTGGGGCCGTCGAGATTGCAGCAGGGGCACGGGCCCGGGTCGTAGTGGAACGTCATGGCGTGCTCCTGATGGGCAGGTAGGTGCCGCGGATGCGGGTGTCATCGCGGAGGGACCGGGCGCACTCGGGGCCGTAGGCGGCCAGGACGGAGGGGGCGCCGGCGTTGTCGCGGGCCTGGTAGCCCTCGGGGTGCCAGAACCGGATCCTGCCGTGCAGGAACTTGACTCCGGTGGCCTTCTTCCAGATGTGGTCGATGAACCAGGCGGTCTCGGTGCGGGCGAACGTCAACGCGATCCCGTCGCCGTGGTCGGCGAGCTTGGCCAGCCACGCCCCGATTTCCCGATACGGGCAGTTCAACCACACCCGGCCGTGCCAGGGTTCGGTGAGGCCGTCGCGGGGCGGGCAGATCAGCTCTTTCGCGGTCGGCCATCCTTCGTGCCCGCACGGGTCCAGATCGAACGGGCCGAGCGCTTCGGTGATCCCCGGCGGGGTCAGCCAGACGTTGGATCTGGCCCTGGCGGAGTGGTGGGCGCCGATCGCGCTAGCCACGGTCGCTCTCCTCGGCCTGGCGGGCGGCGTAGCGTATGCCGTTCGCGGTCTGGCGGAGCAGGTCCACGAACGGCCATGCCCGCTCGCCCTTGAGGAATTGCTGCTGTTCGAGCTGGGTTGCGATCTCGTCGTAGATCTCGGGCCGGACGGCGGCTACCACGGCGCGGGCGGTGTCCGTAAGGCTCGATCCGATCGTGTCCATGAGCGCGTCGGCGGCGGCCTGCTCGGCTGGTGTCAGGTTCCCCTGAACATCTCCGCTGGTATTCAGGTCTTCGCGGATTTCCCTGAATTCGCTGCTCATCGGAACCGCCACCAGCCGTCGAAGCCGTCCGGGATGGCCGGATAGTTGTCGAGCATGGGCCGCAGCAACGCCAGGTGCTTCTCGATCACGTTGGGCTCCTGCGCGCCCCAGTAGCGGGTGCCGTCCCAGCGGCCTTCGCACCGTCCGCTGTCGCGGCTGTCGTCGAGCCCAGTAAGGAACGAGTGGACGTCGGCGGGCCGGTGGTCGAAGTTGTAGGACTGGATGTGTCCGATGGCGGCGACGGTAGCGCCGCGGCGGCGTCGGAACCAGACGGATTCGACATCGACCACCCAGTACATGCGGTCGTTCATGTCGCGTTCCTCGACGGTGAAGCTGTCGAGGTTGATGGCGTAGGGGCGTTGGGAGATGAGGAATTTCTCGGAGCGGATCATCGTGACCTCTCTCCTTCGTTGTGCGCCCGGTCGAGCGCGGCGGCGATCGTCTCGGAGGCGTCTCCCAGCAGGTGCGCGCGGCCGTACCGGGTCGCGCAGTCGCCGCATTCGGCTAGCCGCAGCGGGATGGTGGTCTGGATGAGGTCGTGGCCGGGGAACACGGTCCCGGACAGGTACGGCTGGCCGGGCGCGATCGCGGTGGTGCCGCAGCCGTTGCAGTAGTGGCGCTTCCGTGCGATCCGGCGGCGAGGTCGGGTCTCAGTCCTCATCGGGGGCCTCCTCGAACTGGTCGCCGTAGCACTCCTCGCAGAGCCCGTCAGCGCCCTCGATATCCGGGTCGTATTGGCCGTAGCAGTTCTCGCAGGTCTTCATTCGGGTTCTCCTTCTTCGAGGTCTTTCGCGACACTCCGCAGCAGCCGTGCCGCTTCGGGATGGATGTGGTCGAGGGAGCCCGCGGCTTCCCTGTAGTGGGCGGGCTGGAGCGTGGCGATGATCTGCCTGGCGAGGTGCTCGACGGTCTCGCGGGTGCCGATGTCGGTGTACCGGACGCCGTCGTCCCAGTCGGAGCCGACGAGGATCCGCGCGATCATGTCGACGTGCGTGCCCTCGTCGGTCCGGAGTTGGTCCTTCATGTACACCAGCAGGACTGGCCCTCAGGCCGGGGTGCGCACCAGTTCGTGCAGTCGTCGGCCGATTTTCGGGCCTGCCGCTCGGCGGCGAGCGGCGGTGAGGTCACGGACGGGCCCTCACGCAGATCGGTGGTGTCAGTGCCCGCATCGTCCTGGCCTGCCAGTTCAGCCCGCAGGGCGTACCATTCCGCCATCATTTCTTGGGCGGCGAGCACGCCTGCGCGAGCGGCGCGCTTGCGCTCTTCCGGACTCATGTCCTCCCATGCCTGGTGCGGCTCGGTGGCGGGCGAGTCCTCGGCGGGCGGCAGGTGGTCGAACAGCGTCGGGGCGTCAGCGCTCATCAGCCCGGCCCTCCTCGATCACATCGATGTGGTACTGAGCGACCTGCGACAACCGCGACCCGATCTCCCGCTCCTGCCGGAACATGACCAGCTCGATATCGCGCATGCGGTACGTCTTCGACCACGGCGAGTCCGGCTTCTCGGTGAGCGCGACGACGTTGGCGGTGCCGTGACGGATCGCTTTCCAGTACTCCTCGTTGCGGTGCTTGATGCGGGTTCCCACGCGGAGCTTGAGTCCCGACTTCGGGTAGACGAACTCGTCGAGGTCGACGTAGCCGTGTTCGTGGAGGCTGGCGACGATGCGTTCCAGTTCGGCCTGTTCCTCGGTGGTCAGCTCAGCGTTCATCGGCGTGTCCTTCCTGGTCGGCGGTCTTGCAGTCGTCGCAGGGCTTCTCGTACGCCACCCACTCAGGCTCTTGGTGTTCTTTGCGGATGGCGGCCTTCAATGCGTCGGCCTGTGCGATATGCCCGACGTCGAGGAGGTGCGCCACGACCGAGTCGCCGAATTCGCAATCGGAGTCGAGGTCCGCGCGGAACCCGCACTGGCAGCCGGTGACCTGACAGTCGGCGTTGAACTTCAGCCAGTGGCTATCGGACACCTGATTGCTTCTGAGAGATTCTGGAACGGGTGTACCCCTATCGGTGGACCCTTCCGGGGCTTCCGGGCCGGAGACGCGCTCCTGGACGGGCGGACGGGGCGTCTCCGAGTAGTCCCGGAGCGGCAGCTGTCCGTCGAGGACACGCCCGACCTCCCGCAGGGTCGCGTTCCGGCCGGAGTCCCAGCCGTGCGACCAAACCGAGCAGTCGCCCTCGTGATCGCATCGCGGCTCGGGCGGGAGCGCACGGAAGGCGGTGAGCTTCGCGGCCAGGGCGTCCCGCTCGATCCGGTACTGCTCCCGGTCGCGTTCAGCGGACGCCAGCAGCTCATCGGACTCGGCCAGGTCGGCACGGAGCCGGTCCCGCTCGGTCGTCATGTCGCCCAGGTCGTCCATGTGCCCACCGAGACGGCGGAACAGGTCGGCGTTGCGGGCGCGGAGCCGGTCGACCTCGGCCACAAGGGCAGCGAAGTCACCAGCAATCGACAGCCACAGCAGGTCACTCGGCGTTCGGGAGGTCTGGTACTTCTCGGCGTTGTGCCGGAGACGGTCCAGGTCTTCGGTGGTCATCGGTTCAGCGGTCACCGGACACCCCCGATCAGCCGGTCGACGTACGCCCACGCCGCATTGATCGAGCGGCGCCGAGCCGCGCCGTAGTGCTTGTCCTCGACCGCGTGCAGGAAATCGAACAGCGCCGCCCGCGCCGCCCCATGCCCTTCGCTGCTCGGCGGGTACGACCGGGCGTTATCGATGAGCGCCCGGCGGGCGGCGTCGATCAGGCCCCACAGCGCCGTGTGGCCCTTTTCGGCGTCGCGCAGGTTCCAGCGCAGCTGGTCGTTGATGGCCTCCAGCTCGGCGATGCGCCGGTCTGGCCGGGTGGTGGCCTGGTCGGTCATTTCTGGTCCTCTCGGGTAGTGGTTTTGGCGGCACGCTTCTCGCGCGCTTGGGCAGTGGTGATACGGAAGTTCAGGGCCTGAATGCGGCGGTTCAGCTTCGCCACGCGCTCCAGGTCGCGGTCCAGTTGCGCGAACCGGCGGCGGCCCGCGTTCCGAGCGGCACGGGACCGCGAGTGCGGCGACAGGTTCACGGCGGCCATGTCCCCGCCATCGTCGGCGACGATCGCGTCCCGACGCTCCACCAGCTCGTCACGTTCGGCGATCAACGACGCCGCCGACCGGTACACGCGGGGTTTCGGGGCCCGCTTCGGCGCGGTCTGCTTCTCGGGCAGGTCCACCAGGTCCTCGTCACCCGGCCGGATGAACCACTCCAGCAGGGGACGCGGCGGCTCCCACCCGGGCTTGAGTGTCGGGTTGGCTCCCGGGAACTCCCGCTTGATCCGCGCGATCTCCGCCTCAGCGGCCTCGCGGGCCGGGTGCGCAGCCTCCCACTCGGAACGGCGCTGCTCCAGCAGTTGCATGTACTCGTCGCCGGTCAGCTTCTGGGTTTCGGCGCTCATCGGACCTCCCGGGCGCGCTTGACCTCAGCCAGGTACGCCGAGAACAGGTCGTGAGGGATGCGTTCGCGGCAGTCAGGGCCGATCCCGAGCGTCCGCGACGTCCCATCAGTGAGAACGCGTCCGCAGTTGTGGCAGTGCCCGGTCGACTCGGTGAAGTGGAACCGGGCGATCAGCGGGTTCGCCTCGATCGCTTCCTTGACGCGCCGCGCCCAGGATCCCCACTCGTCGAAGTAGTCCCGCATCCACGCGATGTATTCGTCGGTGCCGGGCTTGCCGGGCGCGTCTTTCCGGAGCGGCCTCGCGGGGCCGTACCAGGTCTTCGCCGGGTGCGGGTGCATCCCACCGCTGTCGACCCGCCAGCGGGTCATGGTGTCCGGGTCGTCAGGGTCAGGGACGGCGTAGTAGCCATCGGGGAGGGTGCTCACTGGTCGCCCTCGATCCGCTCCACGGTGACGCGGAACCGCTCGGTCACGCGATCGGCCTTGTCTTCCTCGGTCGAGGTCAACTCAATGATCGAGGCACCCTCCACGGGTCGGACGGACACGTACGCGTCCAGGCCGTCGTCGTAGTTGCCATCGGCGCCATCGACGATCGAATGGATGTCCTCGGTGCTGTATCGGTAGTTCATCGTTCGGTCCTTTCGGTGATTGTGGTGGGCTTGACCGGGCAAGGGCAGTCCTTGACCAGGCTCGGAGCGTTCGAAAGCTGCTGGCAGGACAGGAACGGCGTCGACCGGGCCTTGTCGCACAGGGCCTTCGTGCAGCACTTGCAGTCGGGGCAGTCGGCGCCGCGGGGCGCGGCGTAGACCGGGCCGAACGGTTCGTCGAAGTCGTAGTCGTCCATCAGTTCTCCTCGGGGTTGGTGTCGGACAGGGGGCGGCACCCAGCTCGGGCGCCGCCCGTCTGGTCAGTCGTCCTTCGAACTGCTGCCGGGCAGCACCGACAGGCGCAGCAGCGGCATCGCGATCGCGCACACGATCAGCGAGGACTTGTAGCCGATCGTCGGCATCATCGGCAGCCACTCGTGGTGGATCACGCCGACGCCGAGCATGAACAGCCACGCCACCAGCGGGATCGAAGCGACGAAGATGCCGAGAGCGATGAAGAACTTGGCCAGGGATTCCATTTCGGGGTCCTTTCGGGTTGGGTTACTTCGGGTCGGACAGGGGACAAGCAGGAGACAGAGGAATCACGCCACCCCCCGCTCGGACAGGGACTCGGCCGACCACTGCGACGCGGACGACCACTCAGGCTTCACGGCCGCCTCGGGCATCCACGGCCATTCGCCGGTCTTGCCGTGCCGGAACGACGACGGCCAATCGCGTTCATCGCGGGCGCCGCGCCACGCCTCGAGATCCACCAGCCGTGGGCGCTGCTCGTTCGGCAGGCACTCCTTCGCGCGTCGCAACCCGAACCCGAACTCCGGCCACCGCAGCAGCAGGCTGGATCCGACCGGGCGCAGTGCCCGCTGGGAGCCGTGCTGGCCGTGCCCGGCGTGCGCCTCCATCAGCAGCACGCACCCGTCGCCGGCGACACGGGCAGCGTCGAGAACAGAGACGGTCTTGCGGGCCGCGGACTCGTCGTTGATGTCCGAGGCGTGCAGCCGGTAGAACGGGCCGATGTACAGCACGTCCGGCCGGTGCGCGCGGACTCGTTCGAGGAGCCATTCGGCGTCGTCGCCCTTCGTGAGGTCGATGCCCTCGGGGCGGTGGATCAGCCGCAGCCCACCATCAGGGACACGGCGGCCCTTCGACACCGACAGCCCGGCGAGGGTGCCGTAGTGGCGGCGGTTCTGCCGCATGGAGTTCTCGCAGTCGACGACGAGGACCTTCACCGGGTCGACCGTGCCGGGCTGGAACGGGTGGATCCCCGCGGCGAGCTGGACGCACAACTGCCGGCACCACACCGACTTCCCGAGCCCTTCGGCGCCGGTGATCATCAGCCGGTCGCCGCGCTCCAGCACATCGGGGACGAGCCAGTCATAGGCGTCGTCGCCGGCGGCGATGAACTCCCACAGATCCGGGGCCAGCACCGGGGTGGGCTCCTCGGTGGTCGCGCGGGTCTCCACCAGTTCCTCGAGGCCGAACCCGGCGCCGAGGTGGTCGGCGGCGTCCTTGTGGGTCGGGGACTCGTAGACGGTGACCTCGGCGCCGACGGCCGCCAGCGATGCCATGACCTTGCGGGCGTGCGCCCGGCCCTCCTTGTCCGCATCGGACCAGATCGCCACCGAGGCATCCCGGAACATCTCGAAGGCTGAGTCGGGCCAGCCCATGCCGGCCCCGCCGGAGTTGCACGTGGCAGGGAGCCCGAGCCGCTCTTCGACGGCGTGAACGTCCTTCTCGCCCTCGACGACCCACACCTGCCGGCCAGCTTTGACCGCTTCGATGACCGCGGGGAGCCGATACAGGACCCGGCGGGTGTTGCCGAGTTTGAACTCCCAATCGCCGCCGGGGAGCGGTCGCCGCTGCAAGAACTTCTTCGGTTCGAACCGGCACACCTGGTACAGGAGCTTCCCGTCCTCGTCGACGTAGTCGTAGGTGGCGATCATCGTCGACTTGCCGCGGTAGGCACCCTTGCGTTCTTCGCGTGGCGCGGAGAGCTCCTCCCACGTCAGGCCGAGCGCCTTGAGGATGTCCTCGGCGTCGCATCCGGCGTGGCACTTGAAGATCACCGGGTGCTTCGTGCCGTACCCCAACGACAGGGACGGGTTGCGGTCCTCGTGCGCGGGGCAGCGAGCCATGAATCCATCAGCAGTCTTCTGGACGCGGTCGAGCTTCGGGAGCACGAGCTCACGCAGCGCATCGTTCAGTCCCATATGCTGCTCGCCGCCCCTTCGAAGGTCGTGGCGGTCTTCCTGGTCGCGATGTCGTCGCCCCAGGACTCGGCGTTGAGCCAACTGGACGGGTGCGGGATGAACTTCGTGTCGGTCCGTTCGCGTTCCCAGTACGCGATGTACGCCTCGAGCGCGTCGAAGAGCGTTGCGACGTCGGTCTTCTTGACAGCGGACTTCCACGCGGTGCGCGCCGCAGCGGGTTTGACCTTCCGCGGGTATCGCTCATACCAGCGGGCGAATTCGGGGTCGTCTTTCGTGCGGTCGGCTTTGGCCGACCGAGAGTTAGAAACAACGGACCTTGAACTAACTCCCCTTACCCCTACCCCCTCCCCGGACCCCTCGAGCGAGTCGTCTGAACCCCCTTCCGGGAAGGGTTCCCCGAAGGGTTCCCGGTTGGGTTCGGTTAGGGCTTCCTGCTTGGGTTCGGCCTTGGGTCGTTTGGTTGAGATGTCAGTGACCGGGGAGTGGATAGGCGGGTCCTTCTCAAGGTCGGCGATCATCTCCCGCAGAGGCTCATGCGAACCCTTCGGGATCGAATCGCCATGCTCGTCCTCGATCCGGTGCAGTTCGGTCAGGATCTCCGCGCGGAGCCGCAGCGACGACACCGAGTCGAGGGCCTGCTGCGCCGACTTCATCACGTTCGGCTGCCGGTACACCTCGTCGTTACGGATGAACGTCCGGATGAGGAGCTCTTCGGTGTCCCAGTCGATGAGGACGAACCGGGCGTCCTCGAGCTCCTCGAGCATCTCGATGAAGTCCTCGAGGTCGAGGCCGAACAACCCGGCCAGCCGCCGGGCTCGGAGCGGCAGGACGCCGGTGTACTCGACGTCGGGCTGGCACAGGATCGACTCGTAGCCGCCCTTGCCTTTGAACGACAACGCCAGGAAATCCCGGTCGCCCCACAACCTGGTGCGGAGCCGTGCTTCGGTACGCGCCACTACTGCCTCCCCTTCGGGTCGAAGTCGTTGAAGAAGTCGCCGAGCCGCTGTGGTCCCCTGCGGGGCCGCGGCGCCCGCTGGAACGGCAGCTCCCCGGGCCGGAACAAGTCGCCGTTGGGGTCGGTCCAGAACTTGTTCGGCTCAGGCTGCTCGCGCATGTGCCTGCGGCATGACCAGGTGCCCGCGAGGTCCATGAAGCCGTGGTGGCCGCACTCGGGGCACAGGACGATGACGATGTCCTGGCCGTTGATGGCGTTCTCCCACCACGAGCGTTCGCCTTCGCCCTTGCCGGATCGGGACGGGCGCAGGATGACGACGAGGTCGGCGTTCCAGTCGAACGAGTCGCGGCTGAGCGCGGCCTGGAGCTTGGAGGGTTTGTCGATGCGCTGGTTGTGAGGGCCCTTGACTTCGGCCCAGACGCGCTGGGTGGGGAGGTAGAAGTCGGGCCGGTAGCGGGTGTTGTCCTCGACGAGGATGCCGTGGGGTTCGTGCTCCCATTCCCAGCCGAGCAGGTCGAACGTGCATGCCCAGTCGGCCTCGAGTGTGGACGCGAATGTGGTCCCTCGGTAGGTGGTGGGGATCGGCTTGATCATTGCGACGCCTCCGTCTGGGTGTCCTGGGGATGTAGGAATCCTATCACTCCGTCATGACGATTGTCATGACAGAAATATCGACGATCAGGCAGACGGTATCGGGATGCGGTACGCTGGGTGGCGTCATGACATGAGGAGAGACGACCATGCCCCGTGTACCGCTGCCGCAGCAGACCGTCCGCATCAGCCAGGAATCGTGGGACCGGCTCGGTGAGAACGCCGACGCCGCTGGCACCGACCGGTCCACGGTCATCCGCCAGCTCGTCGACTGGTACAACCGCGAGCGCGGCGCGATCCTCCCTGAGCGGCCCCCTCGCGAGTCCTAGCCTCGCGTTTTCGTTCGTGTCCATCCGGCCAAAGTTGCGCCCGGTCTGGTTGGGCCGCAATGGGAAAGCGGTCTCTTGGTTATGACAACTTATGACAAGTCCTAGCCTCATTGCTCCTCCCCGAGGTCGGTGACGAGCAGCCCCAACATCCCGAGCGGGTGCTTCTTCTTGTCGACCCGGTCGCCGGCGCGGATGGTCAGCGACACCAGGAACCGGTCGCAGTCGTCTTCGAGAACGCCGGCGTCGACGATGCCGTCGATCGCGGCTTTCACGGTCGGGTACCGGTTGTGGGCGTCGCAGTCTTTCCGAAGGTCGGCGCGGTGGACGATCGCGGTGATCGTCGCGCGCTTCATGGCCGGGATGCCGGCGGCGCGGGCGCGGATCTCGGCGGCTTCGCGCCACAGCTTCGTCGGCCCTGACCGCGCGGACCAGTGGTTGTGTCGCTGGTTCGCGTTCAACCAGGTGGTGGGTGCGGGGATGAGAAGCGTCCAACGTTTAGCCACGGTGCACCGCCGGATCCTTCGGGCAGCAGACACCGACCTCCTGGTAGTGCTCGTACAGGTCCACGCAGACGGCGCAGAGACGCCACTCGTGATCGGAGTCATCGGTCCACTCCGCCCCGGTGATATCGATGCAGCAGAACGCGGTGTGGAAGTCGCACGAGCACGCGAAGTGCTCGATCTCGACCGTGGGGAAGGCCACGCCCTGGTGGATGAAGGACTCAACGGTCATTGCCCTCACCGCCGTTCGCCAGCTCGAGCAGGACGTCTCCGTGGCACGGATCCTCCACGCTGCACCAGCACATGAGGTCCCGGCCGGCCAGCGGCGCCAGCCACTCCCAGAACCGATCGGGTTCATCCCGCCGGCGGACAGCGAGCATGTCCTGGTACAACGACACCACCGCTTCCGGCCCGAGCGGGCTGCTGCTGGTGACGTAGCCGTAGACGCATTCGTCGGCGGGGATGTGCTTCCAGGTGTTGACCGCGACGTGCCACATAGGGCCGACGCTGGTGTGGCCGTTGTGGATCCGGAACGGGTTGCCCCACCTGGAGGGGCGCCCGACGTACACCGGCGGCCTGCCCTGGTCGTCGAGCGGGGCGCGCCAGTCCTTTACCATGCGGCGCTGAATCCTCTTAGGCATCGATGCCTCCCAGTTCGAACAGCGGCGTCATGCCGTCGGCCATCGCGAGCGCGCGGGTGTGGCTGGCGGTCTCGGCATGGTGGTCCTTGTCGTAGTGCAGGTGACAGCCCTGGCACATCGCCTTGAGGTTCTCGTCGCGGCAGTCCTCCGGCGTGTGGTTCAGGTGCGCGACCGTGAGCACGACCTTCGACCCGGTCCCGTAGGCGGGGTGGCCGTGCCGGTTCGGGCAGCGGCCGGTGTGCGTGCCCCTGCCGCATTCGCCGAGGCATTCGCAGTGCCCGGCGGCGCGGACGAACCGGATGCGGCGCGAGATCTCGGGCCAGTCCTTCGGGTAGCGGTCGCGGTTCTCCTTCTTTATGGGCATCGGGCGGCCCTCCGATTTCGTTCCCGGTCTGCGTGGCAGCGACGGCATTCGCGGCCGCCATGCTTGTTCACGTAGGTGTTCGCTGGGGTATAGGCATGGCCTGCCGGGCAGTGCGTCTTGGCAGCGTGGTGATGTGTGCTGTGGCTGACCTGGTCATGAATGTTTTCGGAAGCCGTTCCCCACGCGAGGTTCTCCGCGCGGCAATCGGCAGGCACGCCGTTGAGATGGCGGACCTGCATGCCGTGTGGCCGTGGGCCATGGAATGCCTCTGCAACGAGGGTGTGCACCCGGCGAGTGCGGCGCCGGCCGTCTACATCGGTGAGGACCACGAGGGGATATCCGCACGCGTCCTTGCCCGGTCGCAATGTCCGAGGCGACCGCCTGAGCAGGGAGCGCACCTCGCCTGTATCGGCCACGTCGTATCTGCCTTCATAGGCGAGAACGTCACGTCGGATCGGCATCACGGGCCTCCTCGGCTTGGGTTTTCCAGCCCTCCAGGTAGGCGACCCTGGACTGGAGACGGTGGTGCTCCTGGACGAGCCAGGCCAGGTCATCGGGGGCGTGAGCCGCGAGCTCGGCGTCCGCGCGGAACATGAACGACCCGATCGGCGGGTCATCGTCAGCAGCGCCGACTTGGTCGGTCACGTAGTGGGTGTCGGCGTCGTCGAAGCCGTGGATCACCGAACCGTTCTCGTAGATCCACGGGCCGGGTGTGGCGGCGGCCAGACGGGCGGCGATCGCCTCGATACGAGAGGTCATGCCGTCTCCCGCGGCTCGTAGGACTTGCAGGCGGGAAACCAGTCGCACAGGTCGCTGTCGAGGTCTTCCATCGCGGCCGGGTACGAGTGGCCCTTGACGGGGACGAGGTAGCGGGGCGCGGCGGTCACCCGGCCGTCCGCGTCGCGGGTGGCGCCGAGAACGCATTTCGGGGCGGCCGGGAACGGGCCCTCCCCTTGGCCGGGCTGGTGCTCGAAGAACCGGCAGCCGCCGCACGTCAACGTGGTGTCGGGGTGGAGGGCGAGGTGCCCGGCGGAGGCGACACCCGACAGGGGGTGCTGGCCGCGCCAGATCAGCGCCCGCTTGCGGTCCATCACCGAGGCGGGGCGGCGCACATACCAGGGCTCGGCGACGGGCGCGGTGTCGAACAGGGTCGGCTGGTCGCTCATGGGGTGCTCCCGGTGATGGTGGTGTAGTGGTCGTGGAGGTGGCGGACCTGCCGGACCGCGGCGGCCAAATGGCGCTGGCCGGGCTCGTCCTGGCTCTCCGCCAGGCAGGCGGCGAGCTGGGCACGGAGGTGGTCGCCGACCGAGTCGAGCTGGGTCTGGAGCTGGAGTGCACGCGCGTCGGCATCGGTGTAGGCACGGTGGTGGGCGTCGCGCTCACGGGTGACCCGGGTGATGCGGTCGCGGGCGCGCGCGAGATCCAACGCGAGGCCGGCGTTCTCGCCCTCGAGCTCGGTCACGCGGGCCGCGAGCGACGCGACCGTCGCCTCCATGTCCAGCTCCACACCGGTCCTGGGGATGCTCATGCCGCCTCCTTCTTCGCTGTCCGGCGGTGGCGGTACGACTCGCCGCGGTAGAACTCCCGGTCCTCCAACAGCCGCCGCTGCTCATCCCGGAGCGCCGCCACACGCACCAGCAGGGACTCGAACGACTCCGGTTCGAGCTCGTCGAGCAGGGCGTCACCGATCACGCTCATGCCGCGGCCTCCCGCTTCTTGGCCTGCTGGGCGTGCCAGTAGTCCCGGGTGCACTGTCGGCACCGGAGGCCGCCATCAGTGCGGCGGTGGGCGTTGACCTCGTCGAGCGGGTGGCCCTTGCGGCACAGCGGCGTCTCCTCCTCGGGGGTGTCGGGCAGGCCGGCTTTGCGGCGGCGGCGGATCTGGTCGCGCTGCTTCCCGGTCGTCCCGCCCCACATGCCCTGGATCCACGACCGGTCGATCGCGTACTCCCGGCACTTCTCGGCGACCGGGCAGGCCGCGCACCGCTTTATCAGGCGACCGGGAAGCCGCCCCTCCATGAAGTACGACTCGGTATCCGAGTCGCGGCACGAGGCGCGCTCTTGCCAGTCGAGCCCGGTGACGCCCTCGAGCTCGATGTAGAGCCCTTCGACCACGGCGAAGCTAGTCGGCATTGCTGGCCTCCTCGCTGCGGATGCGGGTGACGACCCGCTGGTGGAGACCGAGCAACCCGGCCAGGTCGTGCGCGGACATGCCCAGCCGGTGGGTGCCGTAGACGACCGCGAACCTGGTTTCGGCGCGGTGCAGCGGGAGCGTCTCGCCTTCGAGGCGGCGCCCGACCGCGACCAGGTCGACGATCTCCCCACCGAACAGAGTCGTGGTCGCAATCGGCCAGTCGCGGGCGATCGCGTCACGGGGACTTGGCGCCGCATCCCCGTCAGAGTGGCGCCCGTGCAAGAGCGTGATCATGACGCTGGCTCCGGCTCTGTCAGGGGCGCGGTGGGCTCGCCAGCGGCGGCGGTGAGTTCCTCGGCGGTGACCTTCTTCGCCGGGAACTCCTGCTCCACGGTCACCTCGCCGTTCTTGATCGACCCGTGGATGACCAGTAGCTCGCCCAGGTCTTTCTCGGTCCACTTCCCCGATTCGCGGCCCAGCTTGTCCTCGAGCTGGTCGACGGTGACGCCGAACTTCTCGAACGCGCCGACGGCGTCGGCGGCGCGCTGCTTCAGCGGCTTGCCTGATCCCTTCCCCGAGAGGGTGGCCTGGCACAGTTCCTCGGCCTCTTCGATGAACCAGTTCGGCAGGACCGAGAAGATCGCCTCACGCAGGCGGCGGGCGCCGTTGTTCGCGTTGTTCTCGTAGATGTCCCGCAGGTCGCCGAGGACTTTGACGCCCTGCTTCGTGTCGCGCTTGTGGGGGACGATGAACGTCGAGGCGACGCGGGTGTTGCGCTGGACGTCCCAGGCGTACGCCTGCATCTCGGACTCGGCGGCGGTGTCGTCGCGGCGCATCTCGTTGACGCCGTAGGCGGTGTTGCCCCAGATGCGGGCGAGTTCGCGGGCGAGGTGGATGGACAGGCCGGAGACGGTCTGGCCGGCGCGGGGGAACCGGAAGAACGCCTTCTTCGCCAGGCTCATCTGCCCGCATACCTCGCGCATCTCGGCGATCGCGGCGGTGATGTTGCGCGGGCACTGCTGGGCGACGACGATCGCGGCCTGGACTTCGGCGATCGCGCGGGACTGTTCGACGACGGTGGCCTGCCCGATCCGCGACGGTGCGAGCTGCGCCTGGAGGTCGGTGGTGGCGATGTCGGTGGTGTTCATGCGGTCAGGTACTCCTCGGATTCGGTGCGCTCGGCCCAGGCGGGGAGCGAGACGGTGGTGATGTCGGTCGGGTAGCCGGGCCAGGTGCCGGACTCGGCACAGGCGGCGAAGGTCTCCAGGGCGCGGCGGTTCTTCAGCTCGCCGAGGCGGAGCGTGTAGCCGTCGAGCTGGACGACGTGCACCAGGTGCGGCGAGGCTTTCTCCACGAAGACGAGGACGGCGGCGGGGTCGGGGTGGAGGCCGAGGGCGCGGACGCCGTCGAGGTAGAACGCGAGTTGCTGGTGGTAGCCGAAGTTCGCGATGGCTTTCTCGATCGAGGCGATGTCGGCGGCGGTCGTCGTCTTGACGTCGGCGACGATGAGCCGGCCGCCATCGGGGGCGGGTTTGATCCAGTCGAGGCGGGCCCGGCACCACACGCTGGTGGTTTCGTCGACCCAGAACAGGGACTGCTCGGGCAGACCGGTCCCCGCGGCGAGGAGCGGCCCGGCGACGGGGTGGCGGTTGATCGTCTGCACCATCGACAGGACGTCCTCGTACTCGTCTATGAGCAGCGGGACTTTCCCGTCGCCGTAGGCGGAGTCGCGCTTCTCTTTGGCGTCTTTGGTGCGGTAGGAGTCGGCGTCGATGATGACGATCTCGGGGCCGGTGCCGAGGACGAGGGCGTGCGCGGCGGTCCCGATGTCCCACACGGTTTTGTGGGTCCGGTGGGCCTGTTCCCAGTGGAACTTCGCGGGCGTGCCGGGCGGGAGGATCGCGCGCGCCCCGGTCGAGGACAGCGACCCGTCCGGGACCGGGTCGGCGTGGTAGACGTCCTCGGGGATGTCGTACACCCCCGGGGACGTCACCGTGAACTCGCCGCTCACCGGCCGGCCTCCAGGTACCCCGCGATGAGCGCGGCATAGTCGAGGTCGTCGGGGTCGGCGCCGCCCAGCAGCTCCTCATAGACGAGGTCGGCGATGGCGTGCCGGTCCCGGTGGTAGATGTCGAAGTCGCCTCCGTGGAGGTTGAGCGCGGCCCAGCCGTCAGCGAGCGCCCCGGCGGCTTTGTGGAGTGCGGTCTCGGCGGCGTCGGCGCGCTCGGCGGCGGCGCGGCGGGCCGCATCGGCGAAGGCTTCGCACTGCTCGGCGTGCTCCCGCTGCCGCTGCGTCCACTCCAGGTCCATCTCGAGCTGGGTGATCCGGTCGGCGTCGCGGCGGCCTTCGGCCTCGGCAATGCTCTTGTCGTCGGCGAGGTTCACGTCCATGGCCGCGATCGCGTCCAACTGCGCGTCGGACAGGTACTCGTAGTCGATCGTCATGGCTACTTGGCCTCCTCGGCGGCAGCGGCCGCGATCGCGGGCATGACCCGCTTGAACCAGGCCGTCGCCTCATAGCCGTTCCCGGCGAACTCCTCGAAACCTTCGTAGGCGTTGTGGATCTCGCCGGTGTACTCGTTGCGCCACTGCCACGGCACGCCTTGCGCGTCGATCCAGGCCCCGACCTGGATCATCAAGGCGGTGTGCAGCTCGGAGCAGCCCTCGCCGTTCGGGCCGGTGTAGCCGTAGGCGGTATCGAAGTCGATCCGGGCGAAGTGCCGCGGTGTGACGATGCGGGGCTCTTCGCCTTCGTCGACGTACTCGGGGTCCTCGTATTCGGGTTCGGGGTTGCGCCAGGCGCCGTTCTCGCCGTAGTGGATGAACGTCCAGGCGGGGAGCCCCTGTCCCGGCGTGGTGAGGTCGGAGTGCGTCCAGACCTCGCCGCCGGTTTCCCAGACCTGCTGATCGGGCGTCCGACCCTGGTCGTCGTGCTTCGCCAGCGCGGCCTTGACGACGTCGCGCAGTTCAGCGAGGTCGACCTCGCCTTGGATGTACATGTCGGTGGAGAGAGTCATCGGATTAGTCCTTTCGGGGGTGGTGGGTTCGTCGACGGGCTGCGGGGCCGGGGCGGGAGTGTGTCGTCGTCCGCCGCGGCGGCCTCTGCGGGTGCGTTTCGGTGTGCGCATCAGGTCTCCTCAGGTGGTGGCGGGGCCCGCGCCAGAGGGCCCCGCCGGAGTTACGTCTGTTGGTTGAGCTGGTCGTTCAGGGCGCGGACACGGCGACGCATCCGCCGGTCGGACTCCAGCTCGATCTCGATATCGGTCAGGTCGAGCAGCTCGGGGACGGTCATGCCGTAGATCTCGTAGCCGGTCTGGAACCGGTCACGAAGGAAGGCATCGATCGCCTTGTCCGCGCGGCGGCGGCGCTTGACCCACTGGGCCAGCCGCGACACACCGACAGCGGCGAGGATCAGGAGCGCAAGCAGGACCGTCATTCCTGTCCCTCCCTCGGCCAGTCGGTCCAGTCCGCGTCCGTGCCGCGACCCGACAGGGCCAGCGCGACAGCGGCGACGAACGAGGCGAACAGGACCAGGCCGGGCAGCGACCACACCAGGGACATGAACTGCTCCATCACCGCCACCTCCCGACCGGGATCGGGAGCGTGGACTCATCGACCAGCTCCCCCTCGATCACCCGGCCCGCACGGTGACGGCCCACCGGACGCCGAGCCGCCACCTCGGTCACCAGGACGCACACCCCCACAGCGAGCACCGCGGCCAGCGCCAGAGCGGCGACAAACATCGGACCGGTCATGACTGCCCCCCTTCGGGGTTGATGCCGTACTCGCGGTCACCAACGACCTCGGAGAAGAACTCCCCGAGCGCATCGGCCTGGTCGGTCTGGTGGGCCACCAGCGCCTCCGCCAGCGGCGCCTTCAGCGCCTCAGCGGACGACACCAGCCGATCGATCGCACCCACCGCGTGCGCCAACTCCGCATACGCCGCCGACGCGCCCTCACGGGTGCTGGTGTCCCGGCCCTGCCACGCCGTCGCGTGACGCGCCACCGACTCAGCGAGATCCATCAAGTCCTGACCGGACTGCACATAGCCGCTCATGACCACGACCCCCCGTCGATGTCCCCGCACGTCCCGCGCGGTGAGTCGTAGTGGTGGAGGATCAGATCCGGTATGGCCTCCCAGTAGGCGTGCAGCACCTCCAGGTAGTGCGCCTCGCAGACCCGCCGGCCGCCGACGTCGTGCATCGCACCCGCCTCGCAGTCCAGGGCGTCGACCCGGTCGACCTCGGCGCGCGGGCCCGGCTTGATGGCGGTCATCGGGCCACCGCCGTCCGGTGCTGCCACTGGGCGGTCGTCATCGGCGACCCGCCCACCTCGGCACCGAACTGCGCGAGCAGGTCGCGTACCGCCTGCGCCGCCCTGCCGTCGCCGTAGGCGCCGTCCTCCAGGTAGTACTGGACAACACCGGCGCTGTAGTGCGTGCCGAGCGCCGAGACGACGTGGACGGTCTCCTCGCGCTCGGTCTCCTGTACCTGGCTCACAGCGCACCGCCCTCGGCGCGGCACTCGGCGGCGGCGGTCTCGTAGGAGGCGTACGTCTGGTCGTGGACCTCCGACAGCGCCTGCATCTCCGCGACCACTACGTCAGCCGCGGCCTGGTCGAACGCAGCGACCGCGTCGAACATGTCCTGGACGAGGAGTCCGTACTGCTCGGATTCGGTGTTGAGCTGGTCGGCCAGGTCGAGCGCCTCGGCGCACGCGGCGGGCGGGGCGGCCTCCGTGTAGTACAGGTGCACCCCGAAACCACCGATCACGACCGCGACCGGCATCGCCAAGACCGGCGCCAGCCAGTCCCACACCGACCGGCGCGGCTTGCGCGGCTTCGGCTCGGGCGCAGAGGCGACCGGCATCACCGACGTCGACGCCCAGAACGGCGGCGGCACCGGAGCCGGCGACGCTGGGTGCTGCCCAGGCGGATACGTCGCGTGAGTCACGAGCGGAGGCGACTGCCACCCTCGGCCTGTAGACTGTTCGCTGTTCATCAGGACTTCCTTTCGAGACTTTGGTCCTGGAGAACCGCCTCGGCCGCTGATCCCGGCCGGGGCTTTTCTCATCTGTCGTGGGACGCCGGGCCTTGAACCCGGTGACGGCCAGCCGTGGCTTTCCGTCGCCCCGCTCCCGCCTCCTGGTGCAGCCCCCGTGGATGACGGAGACGAGAGCTATTCAGTTGGTCCGCCGCCTCCCGGCGGTGGTCTTAGGTGGGGCCAGCCCCTACCCCTCAGAAGGGCCAGCCCCAGTGGGAGAGCGAGTAGCTCGATCCCGGTCCCGGCCGCGCCACCCCTCAGAAACGAGGCCGGGAGACTGTGGAGTTATCGAGGTCGCGGGCCCGGTGTCGGGTGCGTCGGTTTCGGGTGCGTCCCCGCGCCACCGGCGCTCATACGGCCCGCAATCGCGGCTGCTCGCCTCCGGCGACCGCCGGGCGGTATGAGCGAGCCTCGAACGCCTGGAGGTCTTCCTCGGGGATCACGTACTTGCAGCCGATGCGGAGATGGCCCAGCTCGTCGGTGTTGCAGAGCTTGCGGACCTCGTCGGTGGAGATGCGGAGTCGTTCGGCGACCTCGGCGGTGGTGAAGCGGACGTTCATGCCCTCACTCCTTGCCTGTAGAAGAGGACCTTGGGGTCCACGTCGAGCAGTTGCGGAAGGTCGAACACGAGATCCGCTGAGGGTGAGCTGCGGCCCGTGCGGAGGCGGTAGATGGTCGTGGGGGTGGTGCCGATGGCCTCGGCGCGCTTGACGTCGGTGTCCCATCCTTTTTCGCTGGTCATGCGGATAAAGATGTTGTCGTCGAGAAGAAGTCGACCTCTGTTCTTCCTTCCGGGATTCATGTAATGATCCTAGTTCTTCCTGAAGGAAGAATACAAGCGCGTAGGGGTCATACTTTCGGGTGGTCTAGTCGGACGTTCGGATGATCACTAAAGAATGATTAGTCGATAACATTGCATGCATGCAATCAGATATACGACACAAATCGTCGCACAGGAAGAACAGTCGTAACCGTCCCGACGCAGGTCACGACAGGAGCACCAGGCCCGGCGGCGGGAGCCCTGCCCCACCCGTGTCCGCTAGAGTCGTACACGTGCGTAATGAAAGTGGTGGTCAAACAACCGGGGAAGCCTTCGTCAGCTACCTCGAAGAACTCCGCGACCGCGCCGGCATCTGGTCCAACACCGAACTCGCCGAACGTGTTCGCGAGGTCGGCAGTCCCCGCTTCAACGCCTCGGTCATCTCCAAGTGGAAGACGGGTGCCACCGATCCCGGCATCGAGAGCCTCCGCGCCATCGCGAAGGTCCTCGGCGTGGACCCGATCCACCTGTTCCTCAAGGCAGGCCTTGTGGTCCGCGAAGACCTTGGACAACGCCATGTCGATCCGGTGTACGAAGACCTCGTGCAGCTCGACCACGACATCGAGGACCACGAACTGTCGCAGGTGCGTGATGAACTACAACGACTCCGGGCGCACATCAGCATCCTGGTCGCCACGACGCGCGGCACCGTCGAGCGGATCGTGGAAGAGTCCGGCAAGAAGATGAAGCCGGTCCGCCGCAGGCGGAAAGCGAGCTAGGCCATAAATTCATACGAACGGATGACCCCATAGTGCGCCCGTGCGTGCACGCACTGTGATTACATATCTGTACGACAGGTGCTGCTATGCCACACGACCCCGAAACGGAACCACCGTCATGGTCATGCGCGCCTGCCGTCTCATCGCTGTTACCACCAGCGTTGTCCTCGGCATCATCCTCGCCACCGCCGAATCTGTCGCCGCTGTGTACGACGGCACCATCGTCCCCGCGTTCCGCACCTGGCTGCTCGCCGGCGCCACCCTCGCCGTGATCGCTATCAGCACCCTCGCAGTCCTCGACCGGCTCCGCCGCATCGAGGACGAGCTGTCCCATCTCGCCACCCAACGCCGCGCCGAACGCGACTACCACGACGTCGAGAGCCGACTGCGCCCTAACGGCAACATCACCACCCTCTACCCCGAAGAGGAGTAACCACATGCCCCGAAAACCCCCAGACCGCATACCTCGCACTCGTATGTTCGAAGACCGCAAGGGACGCTGGCACGCCTTCGTCGACGCCGGCCGCAAACCCGACGGCTCCCCAGACAGGCGCCACCGTGAAGCCGCCACCGAAGAAGAACTCGCCCCCAAAGTCCTCGCCCTCGAAGACGAGATCGACGAGAACGGCGCACCGAAGGTCGGACGCTCCAAGAAGTTCTCGGCGTGGCTCGATGAATGGATCGGCACCTATGCGCCGCTTCAGGTCCGGCACACCACCCTGCGCTGCTACCAGTCGCAGATCCGCAACTACCTCGCCCCCAGGTTGGGGGAGTGGCGGCTGTCCGAACTCAACAAGCGGCACTTCGCGACGCTCTACCGCGACCTCCAGACTGAAGGGCTCGCCCCGGCATCGGTGCATCTCGTGCACCGAACCGCCTCCGTCGCGCTTAACCGAGCCATCGATTTCGAGGAGGTCGGCATCCGGGCGAACCCCGCCGCCGCGGCCAGGAACGCTCTGCCACCGATCCGCAGTGAGTCGGTCGTCCCGCTCGACGCCGACGAGGTCGCCCGCATCACCGAAGCGGTCGCCGAGGAACGCAACCATGCCCGCTGGTGGCTGGCGTTCATGGGCGCCCGCCAGGGCGAGGTGCTCGGTATGCGGTGGTCGGACATCGACTGGGACACCGGGATCCTTACTATCCGTCGGCAGCTGCAACGCCAGACCTACGAGCACGGGTGCGACGATCCGCATAAATGCGCGGAGGCGAACTGCACCACCGCCGAGGGCTGCGAGGCGACGTGCCGGGGCCGGAAGTGGGCGCACGGGTGCGACGACCCGGAGATGTGCGCCCTCCCGCATTGCCTCCGGCCGCTCTACCCCAGCGACGCTGCCCGCGGCGCCAAACGCAAATCGTGCCCGCCCCGCTGTACGGGCCACGGCCGGGCGTGTCCCGACCGGCAACGGTCGGCGTGCACCATCAAGTCCCACGCCATCGCCTGCCCACCCGACTGCACCGGTCATGCTCGTCACTGCCCGGAGAAGATCGGCGGTCTGGTCTTCACCGAGATCGAGGCCGCCACCGGCAGCGCCGAGGTGTCGGCCGGTCGCGTGGGCGGGCGCCGCAAGAGCAGGCGCGACCTGCGCCCCAAGTCCCAGGCGGGGAACCGCAGGCTCCCGCTGCCGCAGATCGTCCGCGACGAGCTCCGCATCCACCAGGCCAGGCAGGAGCTGGAGCAGGCCGAAGCCGGGTCGATGTGGGCCGGGCACGATCTGATCTTCACCACCCGGCTCGGGGCACCGATCGATCCCAGGCAGGACTGGGAGGACTGGGAGGAGATCCTCGACGCCGCCGGCGTGGAATACCTCCCCCTCCATGGAGCGAGGCATTCGGCGGCGACGTTCCTCGGCGGGCTCGGGGTGGACTCGGTGATCGCGATGGCGATGCTCGGATGGGCCTCCCCGGAGATGGCGAAACGCTACCAGCATGTGCCGGACACGCACCTGATCGCCGCCGCCGACCGGCTCGGGGAGGCCGCGTTCCGGCGTACTGCTACGGGCCGTGCTACGAGCGTCCATGAGCCCGGTTTCGAGTAAGCAAAAAGGCCGGTGCGTGACCGGCCCTACCTGCGGTTATATGTGCGCCGCCAGGGACTCGAACCCCGAACCCGCTGATTAAGAGTCAGCTGCTCTGCCAGTTGAGCTAGCGGCGCTTGATGATTGAGCTGCTGTGGGCCGTCCGGCCCGTGTCGCTCGCACGAGGAGAAACTTTAGCACGTCCTACGGGCTCCCGCTCCAGGGGGCCGACCGGTGGTTACGCTTGAGCGGTGACAAGTTTCGTTGACCGGGTGAACCTGCAGGTCATTGCCGGTAAAGGTGGAAACGGCTGTGTGTCGGTCCACCGTGAGAAGTTCAAGCCGCTGGGCGGCCCCGACGGTGGCAATGGCGGACACGGCGGTGATGTCGTGTTCGTCGTCGACCCGAACGTCCACACGCTGCTCGACTTCCACTTCCAAAGCCGCCTGCAGGCCGGCAACGGCAAGCACGGGAAGGGATCGAACCGAGACGGCGCCGCAGGCGAGACCCTGCGCGTCTCAGTGCCCAACGGCACAGTGGTGTACGCGAACGGCGAGCAACTCGCCGACCTCACCGGCGCCGGCACCGAGGTGACGGTCGCGAGCGGCGGCCGCGGCGGCCGCGGCAACGCCTCGCTCGTCAGCTCCAAACGGCGCGTCCCCGGCTTCGCCGAACTCGGCGAACCCGGCGGTGAGTTCGACATCACCCTCGAACTCAAGAGCGTCGCCGACGTCGGACTCGTCGGCTTCCCTTCGGCGGGCAAGTCCTCGCTCATCGCCGCGATGTCGGCCGCGCGCCCGAAGATCGCCGACTACCCGTTCACGACCCTGACCCCGAACCTCGGCGTCGTGTCCGCCGGAGAGACCACCTACACGATCGCCGACGTCCCCGGCCTGATCCCCGGAGCCGCCCAAGGCAAGGGCCTCGGGCTGGAGTTCCTCCGGCACATCGAGCGCTGCGCGGTACTGGCGCACGTCGTCGACTGCGCCAACCTCGAGACCGACCGCGATCCGGCATCCGACATCGACGCGCTCGAACACGAACTCGCCGAGTACGGCGGCCTGGCCGACCGGCCGCGCATCATCGCGCTCAACAAGATCGACATTCCCGACGGCCGCGAGCTCGCCGCGTTCGTCCGCCCCGACCTCGAGAAGTACGGCTGGCCGGTCTACGAGGTCAGCGCCGTCAGCCGTGAGGGACTGCGCGAACTGTCCTTCGCCTTCGCGCGAGCGGTGGAGGACTACCGAGCCGAGCAGCCGCCGATCGAGGCGACGCGAGTCGTCATCCGGCCGGCCGCCGTCGACGACTCCGGTTTCGAGGTCCACAAGCTGACGCCCGCCTACGAGGGCGATGTCGAATTCGCCGTCAGCGGGCAGAAACCCGAGCGGTGGGTCGGCCAGACGAACTTCGAGAACGAGGAGGCCGTGGGATACCTGGCCGACCGTTTGGCCAACCTCGGCATCGAGGAGGAGCTCGCGAAGCAGGGGGCCGTGCCGGGCTCGGTGGTCCGGATCGGCGAGAGCGAGTTCGAGTGGGAGCCGACCGACCCGACGGTCATCGCCACGGTCGGGCCGCGCGGCACGGACGCGAGGTTCGAGCGGAGCGACCGCAAGGGTGCGGACGAGCGGCTCGCCGAGCGCAAAGCACGACGGGCAGAGTTGCTCGAACGTGTCGCCAAGGAAGAGGAAGCCCGCGGCAAACGACGCCGCGGCTAG